GCCCGCGACGGGGGCGGAAGTCGCCGCGCGGGGGAAAGCCGCGGTGCTCGCCGCGATCGAGGAGGCCCGGCACTCCGGGGAGATGCCCGTCCTCCGGGAGGGTCCCTGAGCGGCGCGGGAAGCGCCGTGTTCTCCCGCGCGCCCCGCGAGGGCACCCGTCCCCCGTGCGGGACGAAAAAGGGCTACTGGGCGCACCAGAAGCGCGGGGAGTCCACGGAGGGGTGCGGGTGCCGCGAGGCGCACAACGCCTACAACCGGGCGCGGTACGCGGCGAAAGCGCACAGGGAAGGGGAATCTGCGTGAATGACGACGTGCTCACCGGCAGCCTGGAGGCGATCGTCCCGCTGTACATCGAGGAGGTCCGGGGGCTGCCCGCTGAAATCCGGCAGCAGATCGCGAAGACGTGCAGCAGCGCGGTCGGGAGCCAGGGTGACACCCTCCAGTACGGTTCGTCGGTCAGGTTCGGCCACGGCGCTAAGGAGTTGGCCGCGCATGAGGCGCACCCGCCTGCCGTCACCGCCGAGGATCGTGCCGCGAGCAGGTGCCCCGTCTGTGCTCGCGGCCAGGCGACGTACAGCCCCGGCGAGGTCTTCAACTTCCTCGCCCGCGGGCTCGCGGTGCTGGCCTGCCAGCCCGGCGGAGTCACGTTCGCCGGGCAGCACTGGTGCGCCTGCCCGCACCCCGGCTGCCCGCGCTGCCCTGGCCAGCCCGGATGGTGCACCTGCCCAGCGGAGTCGTGGCAGCGTAACGGCTGCTACCGGGCGCATAACGGCGAATGCGGCGAGTGGGGCGACGAGAAGACGGAACTGCCGCGCAGGGTCACGACAGTCTCGACGACGGGACTCCTGTGATGGCTGAGCGCTGCGACCTTACTGACCTCCTCGTCGAGCAGTGCGGCCACTGCACCGGGGCCGAGGCGCGGGCCGCGCAGGAGCGTGCCGGGGACTACTGCGGATACCTGCCCGAGCAGGTGAACGTCGAGGCGTGGGAACGGGGCCTGAAGGGCCGCTGCCTGCCGTTCCTGCACAAGGAGACCGACCATGAGGATCCGCCGACGCCGCGGGAACTTCAGCGACGCCAGTTCGGCAAGGAGCGCCGCATCCCGTCGATCGCTGCCGAGGTGCACTGGGACGCCGGCGTCCGCGACGACGGTGAGCTGGTGATGCGCCCGCCGGGACACCCGCGGTTCAGCTCCCGGACCAGCTCCGTCGAAGTCACCTGGCTCAGGGACATCCACGGGGAGCCTCTGGACGTTCCGCCGCTCATCGATGACCTGACAATGGCTGGAGGGCTCCTGTGAGCGAACCGCGCGGTCAGCTGCTTGTCCTCCGGCTAGCAGACGACCCTCTTGCCAGCGCCGGAGACCCCGACCTGATCGCCATCCGCGAGGACTTCGGCGAGCGCCTGGAAGCGGCCGTGGAGAAGGCCACAGCGTCCGGCGTGTCAGCGGATGATCTCAGCGGAGATGCCGACATCATCGCGTGCTCCGCCGACAAGGCCATTTTCGGTGAGACCAGCGACGGGGAAGCGGTGCTGACAGCGATGGCCCGGGTGCTGGCAGTCCTGGCCACCTGCCCGCGGGGCATCGACTTCGCCGGGCGCCACTGGTGTGCGGCGCACGACACCAGGTGCTGCGTCACGGAGGCGGCGGCTGCCGGGGCAGTGTGCAGTGACCTGGGAACCCGCTACCTCCGGAAGAAGACCGGCTCCTTCTACACCAACCCCGAGCTAGTCGACCGTCTGCTCCAGACCACCCTCTTGCCGCAGATCCTGGAGGCGCTGACCGCCGACGGCGGCGTCCGCGACGCGCCGCTGGTGAGCAGCGGCAACGGAACGCGATATACGGCCCCCCGGATAATGCCGGGCACCCCGGAAGAAGCGTTCCAGGAGCTGACTGTCTGCGACCCGGCGTGCGGGGCCGGGATCTTCCCGCTCCGGGCAGCCCGCCTCATCGCCTGGCACCTCGCGATGTTCCGGGCAGGCCACGACCGCAGCATCGAAGAAGAACTTCCCAGAGCCCGGCGCGACGTGATTACGGAGCTGATCCACGCCGTCGACCTGAATCCGCTTACGGTCGACCTCACCCGCCTGGTCCTGGCCGCCGAAGCCTACGTTCCCGGGCTCCCCAGCCCGTACCTGGGGCATCACGTCAAGTGCGGCAATGCCCTGATCGGGTCCACGCCCGCGCTGCTGGCCAAGGGCATCCCCGACAAGGCGTACACGGTCATCGGAGGGGACCGCCGGGAGCTCGTCACGGCAGCGCGGCGCAAGAACAAGGCAGAGCGGCAGGCGATGCTGAACGGGCTGCCGGCCGCCATGGACGCGCCGGCAAGGATGGACGAGGCACGCGCTTGCGCGCTCGCCGCTCCTACTCCGGCGATAGCGCACCGGATACTCGAGGACGCGGCCCCGGTGCGACTCGCCAAGCGTGTCGCCGACGCATGGTGCGCGGCATTCATGTGGCCTCACGACGGGAACGCCGAGCCCGTGACCACGGGGACGCTCCTGCACATCGCCGCCGGAGGGCAGCTGTCCCCGGAAGCTGAAGCCGTTCTCGCGGACCTGAAACGGCAGCACCAGTTCTTCCACTGGCACCTGGAATTCCCCGGCATCTTCAAGGCGCTTGCGTGCGGCCGGGATGGGGAGGCGGCATGACGGTGCGCTGCGACCTCACAGACCTCCTGGTAGATCAGTGCGGCCACTGCACCGGAGCGGAGAAGAGGCTTGAGAAGGAGTCCGCCGAACCCGGCGTTTACGGTCCCTGGATCACTGCGGGCCATCCCGGCATGTGCTCCGGGTGCTGGGAGGACATCAAGGCCGGTGACCAGATCCGCGCCGATGGTGACGGCTGCTGGCTGTGCGCCGAGTGCGGAAGTGCTCCGTGACTCCCGCCGACCGTGCATGGCGGCGCCTGAACGCGCGGGGAGTCGCCCGCATCCACCAGGGCGGCGACGGCCCGCTGGTCCTGTGGTGGCCGCGTGGCCAGTTCGGCAACCCGTTCTGCGGCAGGAGCTTCGGCGGCGAGACGCTGGAAGAGGTCCTCGTCCGCGCCGAGGAGAAGACCCGGCCGCCGTCGATGAGCATCGAGGACCTGGCGTGGCGCAGGCAGTGCGAGCGGGGGCGGGAGGCGCGGAAGCTTGCCGAGGTCGTGCCCGACGGGTCGTTCAGGCCGTGAGCGGGGAGCGCGGGCAGGCGTGAACGGGCTAGGCGGCGGGAGGCTGACGTGGAGGGCGCTCGGGGAGCTTCGCACCGGGATGCCGCAGGTACCAGCGCAGGAACTGCGTGATCACGTCGGTGATGGTCTGCCCTTGGGTCTTGGCACTGGCGAGCGCCGGCTTCCATACCTCGTCGACGACGCGGAGGTTGCGGTTGGGCGTCTTGCCTGTCGGCGGTCTGGGCACCGGCTGATTATCGCACGTGTACTTACGGGAATCCATCATCACCCCTTGACTTGTACTTACACTTACATGCTAAAGTGTAAGTACAGAAACGACAAGGGGAGGGCAGCGATGACCACCGGTACCACCGCCAGCCACGAGGCCAGGTGCCTGCGCTGCGGCCGGAAAATCCGGTCCGCCGGATCGGTCGCCGCGGGCTACGGCCCCGGCTGCCGCGCCCGCATCCGCCGAGAGGCCCGCGAGCACGCCCTCGACGGCCTGAACGACACGCAGCGGGAGAAGGCACTGGATCTCGTCGCCGACAAGGCCGTCATCCGCTCAGCCCGTCCCGGCGTGTGGCTGGTCCCCTCCGGTGACCGGACCTACAAGATCCACGAGTCCGGCATCTGCACCTGCCCGTGGGGTGTCCGCCGGTCCAGCGCGACCGTCAAGCCCTGCGCGCACATCGGCGCGGTGCGGCTCATGGCGATCCCGGCGCGGCGGGTCCGCCGCTCGATGACGAAGGCGGCCTGACAATGACCTTGACAGTTACCGACCTCAGCGTTCCCGCCTACCAGGGTCCCGGTACCGGCATCTCGGACACCTGCGGACTCTGCCGCAAGACGTTCGACCTGATGTACGAGCCCGGCCAGTACCCGAGGCTCGCCAACGACATGGACGAGCCCGGAGAGCTGATCTGCGACGCCTGCCAGGACGAGGTGGACGCCGAGCGGCCCGACCCCCTCGCCCCCCTCCGTGCCGCCGCGACCGCCGCAGGCATCACCGCAACCTCACCCGGCCAGCTCGACGACGAGGGCGAGCGGCTGGCCCGGCAGGAAAGGCAGAACTGACCATGACCAACTCCGACCCGAACGCCCACGTCAAGATCGGCACCCTGACCGGCTTCGAGGGAACCGAGGTCACGGTCCGCCGTGACTACACGACCCTGGAACTGCCCTCGGTGCAGATCGAACGGGACCAGTTCCCGGCCCTCCGCAAGATCCTCGACGACGCGGAAGCGGCCATCATCGCCTGCGAGCAGGAGATGGCAGAGGACGGCGATGGCGGCGACGAGGACGGCGAGACACCGCGCGACAGTCTCGTCGAATGGTACGAAGCCCGCGGCCACCTGCCGTCCGAGGCCCGCGATGCGGCGGCATTCCAGCGAGTCGGCTACGACGAGACGCCGGCGTTCCTGAGGGGCAACCCCGGGCATTGCGGCACGCGCACCGGATCATCGCGTGGCGCAAGCGGATGCTGGAGGGCTGACCGGTGACTGCGGTGATCATCAACCCCGGCTCCCGCATCGGGGAACCGGGTGACGGGTGGGCGAACACGTACGCCACGGCCCGCGCCACGGCAGAGGAGTGGCTCGCCGCGATGCACGCCGAGGGGCTGACCGGCGTCACGCTGCTGGATGGCGGCGAGGACCACGGCGACGGGCGATGGGGATTCACCTTCCGCCATGAGGTCACCGGAGCGTCTGTCCGCCTGGACACGCACGGCATCGACAACCTTGACGCCTATGAGCGCAAGCACCTGTTCGCGCCCCGCGTCTACTGGAACGGCTCCAGTTGCTCCAATCCCGAGCTGGAGGACTTCGCCGCTCCCGGCTTCGTGCCGGTCCGCACGTTCGCGCCCGAGACAAAGGAGGGCTGACTCATGGCACCTCGCCTCCGCATCTCCCAGTCCTTCGGCTTCGGCCCGTTCCGCTTCCGTGTCTCCGTCCCCCTCGGCAAAGGCCGTACCTGGGTGGGTGCCGGCACAAGGGACGGGATCGGCCGCCTCGGCGTGTCGGCCCCCGTTGGCAAGCGTGGCGGAAGGAGGCGGTCGCGGTGACTGCCGAGACGCCCGCTCCGGAGCTGCCCGGCGATGCAGTGCCCCGCCGCTGGTGGGACTCGATCCGCTCCGAGATGGACGCCCTCGTTCTCGCGGGCGCGTCGGCGAGCGAGTTCGCGCTCGGCGCGAAGGCCTACCGCGACGCGAAGGCGCGGGAGAAGCACGCCCGCTACACGCTGGCCCGGATGAACGAGTTGGAGCACGGCATGACGCTTGAGGCTGCGCTCGGCGAGCAGGAGGCAGCCGCGAAGGGGGGCCGAGAAGGTGGCGGGGTCGCCCGCAGGGCGCGCGGCGACCAGGTGGATAGCGACATGAGGCCCGAGGGGAGAGCCGATGTGGACCGATAAGTGGTGCTTCACCTGCTCGCACGAGATCAAGCAGACCTGGGACGGCTGGGTACACAACGACGAGGACGACCTCGATGGCTGCATGTGCATCGAGGATGGCGAGAAATGCGCGCCGTGACCGCCCCCACCCACTACCCCTCCGGCCCCGCAGAGGTCATCACCGTCCGGGGGGACCTCGACGCCGGAACCGCCCCGGCCCTCCGGACCCTGACCATCAGCCTGATAGCCGCAGGCCGGCACTTCCTCGTCCTGGACCTGTCAGCTGTCCCGTACGCGGACTCCATCGGCCTCGGCGTCATCGTCGGGGCGCTCAGCCGCGCCCGCAGGCATGACGGAGGGGTCACCCTGGTGATACGGGAGGGCTCGCACCTGGCGGCCATGTTCGCCGCCAGCGGGCTGGAGAGGGTCTTCATGATCCGCGCGACCGTTGAAGAGGCGGTCGCTGAGCTGACCGTCATGGAGGGAGAGGAGTGAACGGTGAGCACCGGTTACGACGATGACGGCGATGACCACTACGAGGAATACAAAGACAGCGTGGCGATGGGTTACATCAACCCGGACGGTACTCAGCGCGAACCACCCGAACCCGACTGGGACGCGATCGGGTACGCGAAGCACTGCGACGAAGCCCACTTCGGTGCGGCGTGTGACTGCCCGCCCCCGTCTCAGGCTGAGATCGACGCGGAGTGGGCTGCCGTGGCAGAACGCCACCGCGCCAATGTTCATGACGGCGGCGAATGCGACTGTGAATCGCCGTTCTGACGGCGGGAGAGGACTAGCGATGGATAACAACAAGGTGGCCGAGATCGGCCCAGAAGATCTCGCTAAGGGTCTCCGGGGCTGGGTGCGCGGCAGGACAGACCATGAGCGGGCAGCCGTCGAGTTGCTGATCTGGCATTCGACGTGGCTGCGGCGTCCTGACTTCAAAGGTGCGTGCATCACCCAGTACGCGCCGGGCCTTATCGCCCGGATCAACTGGGAGGAGGCCCGCGAGTTCATCGACTGCGGCTACCGGCGCAAAGGCCAGGATCGGCCGCTGCCTGCTGCCTCCTCAGAGCTGCGCATCCTTGATTTCGCTGTGGCGCTGGGGGAGGACCAGTTCGCGTTGGGCGGTTTCGGTCGTGCGCATAAACGTGCTGTGGCGCAGGCGTTCGCGTCGGCGGCCGGCCTGGGGCTTGAACCACCGGTCCCCGAGGCCGGTCACAGTCACCCGGATTTCATCCCCGGTGACCCGGCAACCTGTCACCGGTGCGCGCTGGATGCTGGAGATGAGGGGCGCGTCCTCCCTGGAACCGAGGTAGATGATGACTGTTAAAACCCTCACCTGGGATTACCGGGAGCAGCCGGACCTTGCCGCCCTGGCTGCCGCTGTGGCGGAAGTATCAGGCGGTACCGTCCGCATCCGCGAGATCGAGACGGGCAGCGACCAGTACGAGATCGTCATCGAGCGCTCCGATCCTGCTGCGCCGCCTGAGCGCCCCTATTACGTGGTCGCCGTGATCGGCGCGGCCAGCGGACAGATAGAAGACCTGCTCGCCTCCCAGGTGCTGCACTTCAACCCGGAGGACGCCGGCTGGGAACGGGACCTCCACACCGACAAGGCCGACCAGGCGGGACGCCGTGACCGGTACATCGTGTGCGAGGTCAGGCCCGTGAAGGAGGACGATCATGGCTGACGACGATCCTGTGCGCCTGGAGCTGGACGAGATCCGCGACCGCGCCGCGCTCGCCTACGCAAGCCCGAAGGGGATGGCTGAATCCGGGGCCGACGTGCCTCGCCTCGTGGAGACGATCACTGCTCTCCTCGACGACCACAAGCCGGTACCGCTGTACGCTGCCGGGCCGCGCGACAAGCCTTGCGACTGCGGTCATGACTTCGACGCGGGCTGCCACGACGAGGGCGGCAACGGAGACAGCCTGTGCCTATGCCAGCCTGAGGGTTTCGCCTGCGGGTGGTGCCGGGAGAACCTGATAGACCCGACGGATGCGGAGGAATGGCCGTGCAATACCTACACGATTGCGGCGAAGGCACTCTTCGGAGAGGAGGTTCGTGATGGCCAAGCTTAATGCCGCCGCAAAGGCCGCCCTCCGTGATGCTGGTTTCACCCCGGCCCAGTGGGCGGTCATGTGGGGCTACCGGGGTGAGTGGGGCGGTGACGCCTGCGGGTGTCTCGATGACCGCTGCGCGAACGGGTTCCACCATATGGGGGCCAGTGACTGCGGGTGCCTGGAGAGCATGCTTGACGATGCCGTGGCGTGGCGGAATGCGGTGAGAGAACCCAACCGGGTCGGCTTGGTTGCCCCGTTCGGCCTGTACCGGTGGGTGACGGTGAGCACTCCCGGTGTCCTGGCTACCGTGTCAGCGACCTCCGGCCAGCCCGGCCCGGAGGAGAGCATGATCAGGGTCGAGGCCCGCGAAGGCTGGAATGCCACCGTGGGTGAGGAAGAAGGACAGATAGTGGTCCGGCTTGTGAAGGTATCACCAGCCGCCCATTGAGATCGGGACCGACCTGGCCCCGCGATGAGATCACGGCCCGCTTGTCATCAACGGGCCGGAGAAGCTGAGGTCCATCGCGTCAAGCTGCCGGAATCTGCCGAATCTGCCAGAACCCCCTTGAGACAGGTTCACATGTGAACTAGTATACAAGTGAACTAGTCGAGCGGACGGAGCCGCGCAATGGAAGACGCACAGGAAGCCACTAAAGCAACAGCCTTGGAGAAAGTCGCCCAGAAGGCGGCCGCAGCCGCCGAAGCACGCGCGGCCTACAGGGCAGCCACCGAGGCACTCCGCCAGGAAATCCACGCCGCAGACAGGGTGAAGGCAGGGCGTAACCGGATCGCTGACGCCGCAGAACCGGGCATGACACGCCGCCTTGTGTTTGAGGCGCTCGGCGCATTCGACATCCTGTCGCACGCCCGGGACGCCATCGGGAGAATCGACGTGGTCCACCTCCGGCGAGCAGGCGCCAAAGTGTTCCTGGACCTGGAGCCCGAGGACCTGGGCTCCTACGAGGACGAGGACGAGGACGAGGACGAGGAAGAACGATCCGGGGAACAAGCCGAGACGGACTACAGCCGGGGGATGAACCTGCTCGGCGCGCTCGCCCTCCAGCTGCGCGATGAGGGACTCCGCATGGCCGCACCGCGCGATGATCTCTACGACCTGCTCCTGGTCGAGTTCGAGTCCGTCGAGATCGTCAAGATCGCGGAGTGAATCTCGGCCGCCACGTCTAGACCCAGGCGTGCCGCGACGCCCGGCACCGCGCTATCCTAGCCGCAAGCCGCAGTGAGTACCGGATGACACCGGGAGGGGCTACGGACAGCGCGGGAACCGCAGGGCAAGCACCGGACCTCGGGACGGAGAGGCTAGCCCGAGCACAGCGCACCGGGCTAAACCCGCCCGCCAAGACCGTATGCACGCCCGGCGCCAGGCATGGCGCGGACAGCCCGGCGGAAGGTCAGCCGCCGGACGGGACCGGCGGATGCCCGGCAATAACTTCACGCAGGGGGGCTGATCACCCGACGCCGCGCCCCGCCCCCGTCCGCTTAGGTCATGTGGCACTGGCTCACCCGCGGCTTCGGCTACCTCACCCTCGGCCCGTCGCCGCGCCTGCGCAGGATGCGCGAAGAACAGGAAGCCGCGATGCGCAGCGCACGACCGGGCGAGCCGCTCCCGCCGCTGCCGGACAGCGCCTACCCGCCCGGCGCGGTGCCGCCCGGCACCTCCGGGATTCCGACGCTTCCCCCTCGGCGACATCTTTAACTCATCATCGCGACACCGGACGGCCCGTCCGGCGCGAGAGCCACCACCGGCACGGACACGTCCCCGCTGTGAACTACCGGGGACCCGGCGAGATGAGTCACGCCGGTCAGCGCCCAGGCCGGGACGATGAACGCCACCGCGCCCTCCGGCACGCCGAACGCGGCCACCATCCTGTCCCGCCACGCGAGCAGGCTCCCCGCGAGGCTCTGGTCCGCGAGCCGGGCGACGAGACCGAGCGTGCGCAGGTCGATCGTCGTCATGTGCTGACCGTACAGCGCGCGGGGTAATACTGTCCCGTGCCGCCGCCCGCGCTCGAGCGGGCGATGGAGCCGCGCGGGGCGTTCGAACGGGACCGCGCATGCCGTGGGGACAATTCTGGGGACAGTCGCAACCGCGTCCAGCGAATTGCAACGGCTATCTGAGCAGGTGAAACGGCGTGACCGGATGCTGTTGAACGCCCCTGAATGCGGGTTACCGCGAACTCGTAATGCGTAGGTCATCGGTTCGATTCCGATAGGCGGCTCACAGGTCAGGCCCATGTTGCGATCTTCGCGGATCGGCGGATGGGACCAGTTCTGGGACCAGTTTTGAAAATCGGCCCGGCTATCTAGCTCCTAGACGCGTTCGAACGCGACCGGCGCCGGCCGTCCTTGGCGAGCGCTTTCACGTCCCCGAGTCCCTCCCGAAAAGAGCCTTCCCGATCGTCCGCGCCGCCCGCTGCGCCTGAGGCGACGCAGTCTCGATGTAACCCTCCGTGACGCGGATGTCGGAGTGGCCGAGCATCTCCTTGACGACCGTGATCGCGACCCCTTCATCGACGGCGAGGGTCGCGGCGGTGTGCCGGGTGCCGTGGACGCCGCGGTGCGCGACGCCCGAGGCCTCCTGCAGCCGCTTCCACTCCTCCCAGTCCTGCCGCGGGTCGACCGGGCTCCCGTTCCACCGGGTGAAGACGAGGTCGTGCTCCGTCCACTCGGATCCGGCGAGCATCTTCGCCTCGAACTGCTTCTCCCGGTGCTCACGGAACGGCGCGCACAGCTCGGGGGGGATGGGGACGGTCTTGACCCTGGCGCGGCGCTTCTCCTTGATCTCGCGCAGCACGAGGGCACCGGACACCGGGACGCAGCCCTGCGGGAGCTTGCGGTCCGGGCAGTCGCGGGCGTGGCTTTCGCAGTCATCCGGGCACGGCGACGGGCACGCCCTGGTGTGCTTCTTGCACCTGGCCGGGCACGGTTTCTTCTTGCAGTGCTTTGCCGCGCACTCGTGGCGCCGTTTCGCCGCGGCCTTATCGGTCTCGGCCTTGGCCGCCCCCTTCTTCCGCAGCGCCTTCTCCGTCTCGTCAGCGCAGCCGTGCTCCCAGGTGAGCCGCTGGAGCTGCCAGGAGATCCTCGCCTCGCCGGGCTCTCCCTCGGGAACGTCGATGTTCATGTACTCCCAGCGGAGCCCGAGTACCTCGCCCTGCCGGTTGCCGACCGACATGCCATAGGCCCACCGGAGCCAGTTCCCGCTTTTCTCCGCCTGGGCGAGGACGGCCCGCGCCTGCCTCTTGGTCAGTGATTTCTTCTCTGTCGCCGACAGCTCGGGGGGGTCGACATAGTCGCACGGGTTCACGATGACCGTCCCGCCGGCGAGGCCGTACTTCTGGGAGCGCTCAGCCTGGACCTTATAGGCGGAGCTGAGGATGACGTGGACCTTGACGACGTGCGAGGGTGCGTGGCCTGCGGCGAGCATGTCGGCGTAGCCGTCCTCGAGCCACTCGGGGAGCAGCCGGTCGATGCGGCAGCCGCCCCACCGGGGGAAGATGTCGTTGCGGCACTTCGACCAGTAGTCGGAGATCGTGCGCGGGGCGCGCCCTTTGGCCGGCAGGACGACGGCCAGGTGCCGGGTGAGCATCTCCTCCACGGTGGGGAGCTTGCCGGGTTTCCCGCCCTGGCCTGCGTCGCGCCTGTTCTCCAGTACGCGGACCGCCTTCCTGAGTTGAGGGAGGGACTTGCGCTGGAGGTGGCGGCGGTCCGGTTTCCCGTCAGGCTTGATCCCCATCCAGACCTTGGCCTCGTAGTAGCCGCGGTCATTCGGGACCTGGCTGACCCACGACTCCAGGTTCGCTTTCCGTGTCCGCTTCGGTCCCGGTCCCGTCTCCGTCATCGTCTTCGGCCCCCTCGGGGTGCTCGTACTTCCAGATGCCGTCCTCTACCGCCTCGTCGAGGCCGCCCTCGCCGAGCTCGGCGGCCAGCTCGGCGGCCTGGCCGCGGACGCTCTCGTACGGGCTGTCCTGCGCGGCACTGACCGCCCGTACGGCGCCGTCCCTGGCGCGCAGGTATGCCGCGACCGACCGGATCACCTGCGCGCGGCCCGAGTGCAGGCGCCCGAGAGCGTGGTCGGCCATCATGAGTGCCGCGGTCTCGGGCGGGGGCCTGGTCAGCATGTCGACCGTGGTCGCGAGGATGCGGGCCAGCGACGCGGCTTCCATGACGCGCACCGCCTGGCGGCCGGCCTCGGCGCGGGCGACGGTCGACTGGAACCACGCATGGCCGTCCTCGGTCATGAGGCGTGCCAGCTCGCGCTGGCCGATGCCCAGCCGGTCTCTCCCGGCGCGGAGGTTCGCGCCGAACCACTCGTCACCGCTTTCCCGCCCTGATGTCACGCCGTCACCGTATAGCAGTTGAGAGTCACTGGCAATCGCAGGTTGCTATTGGCTGTCGTTGGCAGTACCGTGTGAACGCACGCCGGCATCACAGGTGATGCGATCTGGCTATCACGACAGGAGAAGCCGATGACGGACGCGGGTGACACCCCGGACGGGTCGCTGCTGCTGACCTACGACGAGGCGCGCCGCAAGATCGGCGTTTCCATCTCGCAGCTCTACCGGCTCATGCGCCAGGGGAAGATCCGCAAGCTCGAGCTGGCCCCGCAGGTGCGGCGCATCTCGCTCGCCGAGTGCGAGCGGTACGTCAGCGAGCTTGAGACCGAGCAGTACGGCGAAGCATCCGGCGACGCAGGCCGCAAGCACTCCGCCGCATAACCCCCCGAACCCCTGTCCCGCGCCGCCCGGACGGGCGGCCGCAACCCCCGAAAGGTGCGAGTCCATGGATACCCCTGCGCCGGGAGCGCCGGAAATATCACGGCCAATGGCCATCACTGCCGCTGCGAGGCAGTCATGACGGCCTTGTTCACGGTCGACCGCGAAGGTGACCGCCTGTCCGCCTCGGACGGGGTCTCGCGGTACGGCCATTACGTCCGCGACCGGATCCCGGGCGGCTTCGCCGAGCTGTGGGACGGGACGTTCGAGGACCGGCTGAGGGAGCGGTTCGCGAAACTGGCCTGGTCCTGCGCGACCGGCCCGGTGATGTCGCCCCCGTACGCGGACTGGCACGCGCCGGTCCTGGACGTGCGGCTCAGCCTCGACGATAACGGCGGCCCCGGGCTCATCGCCGCGGTGGAGCTGGCGTCCCCGTGGCCGCAGGGCCTGCGGGACCGCCGCTACCAGCTCGGGGAGTCGTGGCACCCGTGGCCGCGCGAGCACTCGTTCGCCAGCGACGAGGACTGCCCGCGCGAGCCGTGGGCTGACGAGGTGACCCGGGGCAACTGCTACGCCCTCTCGTCGGTGCGCCTGGTGTTCGCGGTGCCGCTGGGGCGGCTCCCGGATGCGCCTGGCGCGTACCGCCGGCCCGGCGAGGTCGAGGAGACGGCCCGTGAGGCGGTCAGCGTGCTGGCCGCCGAGTTCAGCGCGGTCGTCGCCCCGGTTGCTGACGCGCTGGAGCGGTGATGCGGATCTTCTTCACTGCTGCCGCCGGGGTCGTCGTGATCGTGCTCATCGTCCTCGCGGCGCGGGGCGGTGACCGGTGAGCGCGGCCGGATGGAACGCGGACCCCGTCGACGCGGATGCCCTGCTAGCGGAACTCGCCGCGTGGTGGCAGGATCCGGAACCGGACCACTACTCGCGCAACATCCCCGCCAGGATCGCCGGCGGCAAATGGGATCAGGAAGTCCCGGTCGGGACCCGGAACCCGTACTGGGAAATCATCCGCCAGCTCCCGCTGTCGGACATACCGTTCCCGCGGGAAACGCGGCCCGAGCCTATGACGCACCTGTTCACGGGCACGCCGGGGAACGATCTCCGCGTCTTCGCTGACCGGTTCTCCCTCTGCCGGACGTTCTCCTGGTCGATTCCGTCGCCAGGGGATATCGCGTGGATGCGGGACATCCTCGGCGGGAAGGGCGTCGTGGAGACGGGGGCAGCGCAGTCCCTGGCCTGCTACGACGGTGACCTGCTGATCTTCGCGGGAGAGCCGGAAGGCGGGTGCGCCGCTGATGACGAGTTCTTCAAGCTGCTTGACGCCGAATGGGAAGAGTCCGGCGTCGCTCCGCAGCACGTCAGCCACTGGGGCATCCATTGCTACCTGACCGCTTACATGCGGAAGGGGGCCGCGTCGTGAGCGCCCCGACGCTGCCGAACGGCTTCCGGGCCGCACGGGACGACGACTTCCCGGCGACGGGGCAGCAGATCGCCCTCGGCCCGCATGAGGAACTGGCGGAGCTGGTACGGCGGGGACGGATGACGCCGGTGCCGGACGTGCCGTACACGGGACCGGTGACCGGGGACCAGCTTGACTCGCTCGCGGTACTGGAGGCGCTGGGTGAGACGCAGCGGCTTGACCGCGCGCCCTCGGCGTCCCCGTTCTTGCAGCACCGGGGCGTGTTCCGGACGGGGATTCACCGGGTCAGCCGGTCCGCGGTCGCGCTGGGACTGATCCTGATCGTTCAGGCGGCGCTGTCGCTAAGGCTCATCTGGTCGAACACGGCGTTCCCCGACGAGGCGCTGTACCTGTGGGCCGGGCACCTGGAGTGGGCGCACTGGCTGCACGGCGCGCCGCTGCCCGCCTTCCCGACGTATTTCTCCGGAGCCCCGGTCGTGTATCCGCCGGTCGGCGCGCTAGCCGACTCTCTCGGCGGACTGGCCGGCGCCCGGATCCTGTCCCTGTGCTTCATGCTGACGGCGACATGTCTCCTGCACTCGCTAACGCGGAGCCTGTTCGGCCGGCGTGCGGCTCTGCTTGCGGCGGGCATGTTCGCGGCAACTGCGGCGACGCAGTTCCTCGGAGCGTTCGCCACTTATGACTCGATGGCGCTGACGCTGCTGGCATTCGCCGCATGGCTTGCTGTAAAGGCGGCCGAACGCGGTTCCGCCGTCGCGGCCTTCGGGATCGCAGGTAGCTGCGGGGCAGTGCTGGCGGTGGCCGACGCGGCGAAGTATGCGGCAGCCCTCTGGAATCCAGTGGTGGTCGCACTGGTGATCCTGCTCGCGTGGCGGGCGCGAGGCCTCCGTGCCGGCGTCGCCGCAGGTGCCCTGTGCGCAGCGGTGCTCGCCGCTGCTGTCGCCGCCGCACTGGAGCTCGCAGGGCATCCCTACTGGCGGGGCATCACATTCACCACCCTGGGCCGCGCTCACGGGTCGTCGTCGGCGGCCGGGATCGCCGCGGACAGCCTCGGCTGGGTTGGCGTAGCGGGGGTCCTCGCCGCGCTCGGCGCGGTAATCATGACCGTCCGGAGCCGCGACCTGCCGCTGAGGCTGACCACGTGGGTGCTGGCTGGCGCCATCATCCTCGCACCTGCGAACCAGGCCCGGATTCACGTGTTCACCAGCTTGTTCAAGCACGTGGGGTTCGGGGCGTGGTTCGCTGCGGCCGCTGCGGGATACGCGCTCGCGTCGCTGGCCGATGCGGTGCCCGCAGCGAAGCGCCACAGCGCACTCCGGGCTGCTGGAGGGGCGATTGCGGGGGCCGCGCTGCTGGGTGCTGCGCTGGCCGCGACTCATTTCGGGTCATGGCCGGACAGCGCGCAATTCACGGCGAAGCTGCGGACAGTCCTGGCTGGCGAGCGGGGGCCGGTGCTGGCGGCCGATAACGGCAACGTGATCGAGTACTACCTGCCCGGCGAGGCCGGGGGCGTTGTCTTCTACGGGCCATGGTTCTTCGACTACCGGGATCCGGAGACGGGCAAGCACCTTGTCGACGCTCCCGGGTTCGCGGATGCGGTCCGGCACCGGTACTTCTCCGTCGTCGCACTGTCGTTCTCCGACTCGCAGCCCGTTGACGTAGAGATCAGTGCCGACATCCGCGCTTACGGCGGCTACCGGCTGGTGTCGGTGCTCCCGTACCGGGTGGCGGGATGGCAGAGCGCATTCCGGATCTGGGTCCGGGAAGGGGCCTCAAAGTGACCGCGGCTGCTGCCGGGCGTCACCGGTCAGCCCGGAGCCTGATCCTTCCCTCTGCTCCGGACGCCGACGAGAAGACGTCGTACGCGTGGCGCTCGCTTCCGCTGCTGACCGGCGCGATCACCGTCAGCGCCCTGTGCATCATCATCGCCCAGGCGTGGCTTGAGGCCAAGTACCTGGTTGCGCTGCCGTTCGCCGTCTACACGCTCGCCTACCTCGCCTACCAGTGCCTGTCCGTCCCGGTGAACTTCACCGGGGGCAGCTTCGACCTCGAAGAGCACGAGCTGCGGGTGATGACCTGGCAGCCGGAGCGCTACCCGGACGTCGACGTGTTCCTGCCGGTGTGCGGGGAGCCGCTCGCGGTGCTGGCCAACACGTGGGAGGGCGTCGCGGAGATGCGCGATTCCTACCCCGGCGACGTGCGCCCGTACGTCCTCGACGACGCCCACGACGACGGCGTGGCCGCACTGGCGCGCCGGGTCGGCTTCGGGTACGGACGCCGCTCCGAGCGGATCCACAAGAAGGCGGGGAACATCCGGCACGCGTTCGCCCGGACCCGCGGCGAGCACATCGTGATCTTCGATGCGGACTTCCGGCCCCGCCCCGATTTCCTCGCCGAGACGCTGCCGTACATGGACGACCCTGCGACCGGGATCGTGCAGACCCCCCAGTACTTCCGCGTCGCCAAGGGGCAGACGTGGGTGGAGAAGGCCGCAGCGGCGACGCTGGAGGTCTTCTACCGGTCGGTGCAGCAGTCCCGCGACCGGTTCGGGTCGGCGCTGTGCGTCGGGTCCAACGCCGTCTACCGCCGTGCCGCGCTCGAGGCCGTGGGCGGCTGTACTCTCATCCCGTACGCGGAGGACTCCCACACCGGGCTCGACGCGAGGCGGGCCGGCTACGCGCTGAAGTACCTGCCCGTCCCGCTGGCGGCCGGGGTGTGCCCGTCCGGCATCGACAAGTTCATGGGCCAGCAGTACCGGTGGTGCTGCGGAGCCACGTCCCTGGTGTGGACCAAGCACATGTGGCGGGTGCCGATGCCCTGGAAGTCGCGGCTCCCGTACGTCGCCGGGTGGATGTGGAACTTCACCACTGCACTGCGCACCGTCATCATCCCGCTGATCCCCGTGGTCCTGCTGGCGTTCCTGCCCGCCGAGATCCAGCTCCGCAACGCGCTGCTGCTCATACCCGCCGTCATCACCGGCACCGTGCTGTACCCGCTGTGGCACAACACGAAGTGGCCGCTCGGGACATGGCCGCTGGCCATCGCCGTCGGCTGGGCGCAGGCCCTCGCCTTGTGGGATTTCGCCCGCGGCAACGTCATGTCGTGGCAGCCGACCCGCGGCCCGAAAGACGCCGCGCGGCGCTTCCGCAAGTGCCTCGTCGCCTGGAACGGGACGCTGGCCGTCGCGTGGCTCGCCCTCGCCGCCTGGCGCATCGCGCAGACCGGCAGCGACCGGTTCGCCATCGTCGCCGCCTTCGGCATCGTCAACGCGGTCATCATCGGCCGCATCGCATTCCCCGGAAAGGACGTCTCGTGAAACTCGCCGCCCTCGCAGGCATCGCCCTGTCCGCCGCCCTCACAGGCTGCGCGGCGACGGCACCTGTCCCGCCGGCCCCTCGCCCGGTGACGATCCCCGCGATCCCGGATTCCCTCAACGGCGTGTACGAGCCCGGCGCCCCCGCCTCCTATGCCGGGATCACCCGGTTCGCTGCGGCGACTGGCGCCGCGCCGGAGCTGGCCCTCTACTACTCGGCGTGGTTCGAGCGGTTCGCCGCGGGGTTCGCCGCGCAGGCGCACGCTCACGGCGCGGTCCCGTTCGTCCAGATCCAGTCCGGCCGCGAGCCGCTGGCGGGGATCACGGCGGGACGCTTCGACGCCTTCCTGCGGGCCTACGCCCTCTCGGTGAAGGCGTACGGGCATCCGGTGGTCCTCAGCTTCGATCACGAGATGAACGGAGGCTGGTACCCCTGGGGTGCCGGTCACACCGCTCCCGCCGTATACATCGCGGCATGGCGGCACGTCGTGGGCGTCTTCCGCGCCGTCGGCGCATCAAACGTGACGTGGATGTGGACTGTCAACTCAACCAACGTGGCCACGGATTCCCTGCGCCAGTGGTGGCCAGGATCCGCCTACGTCGGCTGGGTCGGGATCGACGGCTATTACTACTACTCCACCGACACCTTCGCGTCGGTGTTCGGCGCGACCGTCGCGCAGGTACGGAAGTTCACCACCGCCCCGGTCCTGATCGCGGAGACCGCGGTGGGGACGACGGCTGACCGTGACGCGCAGATCACAGGCCTGTTCGCCGGGGTGAAGGCAGACAAGCTGCTCGGCCTGGTGTGGTTCGACGAGAAGCAGGACAAGGGCGTCTATCACCAGGACTGGCGGCTGGAAAATGACCCGCCTGCGCTCGCCGCGTACCGGGCTGCGGTCAAGGCGGCACGGTGACCCATCCCCTCACCACGGAGGAATTCGACGCGATCTACGCCCGCGTCCCGCGCCTGACCGTGGAGGTCATCCTCCGCGACCACCGCGGCGTGTTCCTCACCCGCCGCGATTCAGGGCCGTGCGCCGGCCGCTGGCACATCCCCGGCGGCACCGTCCGCTTCGCCGAACCGCTGCACCAGGCCGTGGAACGCGTCGCGCGGGACAAACTCGGCGTGACCGTCACAGCCTCCCGCCACGCAGGGTTCATCGAGTACCCGTCCCACTACCTGGAGGGCACCGATACCCCGGTGGGGGCGGCGTTCGAGGCGGACTGGGACGGGGATCCGGTGCCGGTGGCCGGGGCGCTGGACGCGGGATGGTTCACGGCCGCGCCGGACGGGATGCATGACGAGCAGGCCCGGTTCCTCGGATGGCACACACAAGACGACCCGGCCGGGACCCCCGGCCGGGCGACCTAGCACGACCACGACACAAAGGAACTAGCCCCTTGAGAACAGCAAGGATCCTGGCGGCAGCATCAGCCGTCGCCCTCACGGCCGGACTGGCGCTCGCGCCCGCAGCGGCATCAGCAAGCCCGGCAGCGGTGCCGTCAGCCAGCCCCCGGGTGACGGTCAGCGGCCCGCTGAGGGCCGCCCCGGCAGCGGAACTGCCCCGCACCCACCTGCCCGCAGTGAAGCCCCAGCGGTCCAGCACCTACTACAGCTCGAACTGGTCAGGCTGGGTGGCCGCCGCCCGCTCAGGCAAGACGATCACGTCGGCCAGCGTGAACTACACCATCCCGTCGCTCGACAGCGGGAAGTGCACGCCGGGCACGTCCGGCTACGCATACAACTCCGACTGGGTAGGCCTCGACGGGTTCAGTGACGGGACCGTCGAGCAGACAGGCACCGCGGACTACTGCTACGCAGGCGGCGGCACCGGCCTCTACGCCTGGTACGAGATGTACCCGCTGAACCCGGTCGCCTACTCCGGGGTGCGCCCCGGCGACGCCATCGACGTGTCGGTGACCTACAGCACGTCCACCAGGCTGTATCACCTGGTGCTGAAGGACGTGACGATCGATGGCGAGATCTCGGTGTACGAGGGCTGCCCGTCCGGGTCGGTGTGCCATGACTCGTCGGCTGAGGTGGTCGACGAGGCCCCCGGCGGCGGTCCCGGCGGCGGCTACAACCTCGCCGACTTCGGCCAGACCGGCTTCACCGCCGCGACCGTCGCAGGCTCCGGGATCTCCGGGACGCTCGCGTCGTCGGCGGACTGGACCGCCGACGATGTGGTCATGGAGTACGACCACATCATGGACGTCCCGACCGGCCTCGAAGGCGGCCAGGCGTTCGACTCCGACTGGGAAGCCCCGTATTAACCCCTGAACGCGGCTGCGGGTACCGCCTTCCCGGTGCCCGCAGCCGCCCTATTGCAAGCGCACGGAGATGTGCAGAGAGGGGGGAAGCGATGGTCAGCGTGCTGGCGATCATCCTCGTGAGCGGAATACAGGTCGCGCTCGGCGTCATCGTCGGCTGGGTCCTGGGGCAACGGACCCGGCAGCTTCCCGCGCTGGAGCAGCCCCGGCCTGTATGCGGCTGCACCCACCATTACTCGATGCACGACCCGAAGACGGGCGAGTGTCAGGTAGCGGTTGGGGATGGCGAGTGCGCTTGCGTCCGCTATACGGGTCCGGTCCCGCTGACCGAGTACTACGCCCCTGATATCACCGGGAGCGGGCAGTGAACGGGCTGCTCGTCGGCGGCGCCGCCTTTTGCATTGCCGGCGGCCTGGGTGCGCTGGCGGTGAATATCGTCGCGTGGGTGCGCGGCCTCAGCGACCTTGAGTACTGGTCCTCGGGCATCCTGGCCGTGACGAGCTGGATCCTGGTCCCCGCCTGCCTGCTGTCGGGGGACTGGGTTGCCGCTGCCGAGAACGCCGTGCTGTCGGTGATATGGCCGCTGGACTGGTGGCGACAGCGGAGGTCCCGCTCATGATGGCCGTCGCCGCCCTGGGCTGCTGCATCATCCATGCGGCACTCAACGGTCATGACCCCGTGCTGGCGGGGGCCTTCGCCGTGCTGGCCTACCTGGCGGGCGCCGTCCTGACCCTGGCCTCCGTGGCCGGCGGCAACTGGCCCGGCGTCCTCCTCGGTGCCATGTTCTGCGGCTACTGGACGCTGGCCTGGTGATCCGCGAATGATGCGTCCCGGCTGACGTAACAGCCGGCGAGAGAACACCTGATGAGGACAGGGTGCGGCCCACGGGCGCTGGGGCGACGGGACACCGCTCATATCCTGCGCCATCGAGATGGCGTGCGGCCCACGGGCGCTGGGGCGACGGGAATGAACATTGCTACTCTTTGCTCAGAATGTGGTGCGGCCCACGGGCGCTGGGGCGACGGTATGTCGGCCCGTCGGTTGGCTAGGGACGGGAGGTGCGGCCCACGGGCGCTGGGGCGACGGTGAACCTGACTCAGATGGTGATGGAGGCCGAAGGTGCGGCCCACGGGCGCTGGGGCGACGGGCCAAGGCGCAGCCCCCACCATGAGCGGTTGGTGTGCGGCCCACGGGCGCTGGGGCGACGGACCGGCGTGCCGCGTTCGCGATCGAGGCTTCGTGTGCGGCCCACGGGCGCTGGGGCGACGGTCTGAGAACTCGGGACTGGCAACAGCGTGCTGTGTGCGGCCCACGGGCGCTGGGGCGACGGGAGGTCGGCCCGCTACATCGTCCGTGACGCCAGGTGCGGCCCACGGGCGCTGGGGCGACGGGCCACCGGGCACCGGGGTGAAACGCACGCCGGAGTGCGGCCCACAGGCGCTGGGGCGACGGGATGACGCTGCCGGGCACGGCCAGCAGCGCGATGTGCGGCCCACGGGCGCTGGGGCGACGGTTTGATATTTTGCTGGGTGTTAGTGCCTTCGTCGTGCCGGCCTGCGGGCGCGGGGACGGCGGTACAAGGTGGGTAATCGAGGCAAGGAGCCACGCGTGCGGCCCGCAGGGGCGACGGTCTGGTCAGCAAGGGGCGCCTGTCCGGCATTAGCAGGCGCGGCCCGCAGATCCGGGTCTGGCCGACCCGGAATCTGGCGCGCGGGATGACGGCCGAGTTGCAGGAGGGTCCAGGGGGCGGCGGGTTCCTTGACTGGCAGAGGGGAGCGCGACAAATGAAAGGCGCATTACCGGCCAAAGCGACGGAACTCAGCCGCATCAGCGACCGGCTCAGCTTCCTGCACGTTGAGCATGCAAGGATCGACCGCGACCTGAACGCAGTCACCATCTGGCAAGCCGAAGGGGTCGCGAGCATCCCCGCTGCTGTGCTCGCGGCGCTTCTCCTCGGCCCCGGCGTGACGATCACCCACGCCGCCATCTCGCTCCTGGCCGGCAGCGGGTGCACCGTCGCGTGGGTGGGCGAGGAAGGCGTCCGCCTCTACGCCGGCACCACGGCAGCAGCGGCATCGTCGGTGCTGCTGCAACGGCAGGCCGCGCTCGTCACCGGGCAGAAAACCCGCATCGCCGTCGCCCGGCAGATGTACGCGATGCGGTTCCCCGGCGAGGATGTCTCCCGGCTGAGCATGCAGCAACTGCGCGGCCGGGAAGGCGCCCGGGTCCGCGCCTGCTACCGGCTGCACGCAGAGAAAACCGGCACCGCATGGCGCGGCCGGAGATACGACCCGAAGGACTGGAGCGCGGGTGACCCGGTGAACAGGTGCCTGTCGGCCGCGAACTCCGCCCTCTACGGCATCACCCACGCCGCGATCCTGCACCTCGGGTGCAGTCCAGGGCTCGGATTCGTCCACACCGGGCACCAGCTGTCCTTCGTGTACGACATCGCGGACCTGTACAAGGCGGAGGTCACGATCCCGGCGGCGTTCGGGATCGCCGCGGAAGGCGGCCGGGATCTCGGGGCTAAGACCAGGCGCGCGGTGCGGGACGCGATCGTCTCAGCGCGGCTGCTGCCCCGCATCGCCGATGACATCCGGGGACTGCTCGGCGCCCCCGGAGATGACGGCGAGACAGTCGCGGGGATCGCGGTGCCGGACCTGATCGACGACCACGGCACTGTGCCGGGCGGCGTCAGCTACGGGGAGGACGGGCCGTGATCGTCCTTGTCCTCACTTCGGTGCCGCCGGGGCTGCGCGGCGACCTGTCCCGGTGGCTCCTGGAGATCGCCCCGGGCGTGTTCACCGGGAAAGTATCGCGGCGTGTCCGGGAGCACCTGTGGCGCCGGGTCCGGTTCGGCGTCCTGCAAGGAGGGTCGGCGGTCATGGTGGTCACTGACCGGGGCAGGGAGCAAGGCTGCGAGATCCTGACGGCCGGGGCGGGACGGTGGACGGCGGCGGACTTCGAGGGGCTGACGCTGATGGTCAGGCCGCGTCCGGGAACACGGTGAGCCCCCCGCGCGGGGGCGTCCGGAAGACAGCAACGAAAGGAGGAAGGGACCCATGGCACGCATCCCGGACATCATCGCCGGCGCGCTCGCTGCGGAGATCAAGAGCCGCACCGGGTGGGACGAGGCCCCCGGGCTGTACTTCCTGTACCTGCGGGGGGGGAGCCCCGGATCCGGGAAATCCCGGTACCTCCCGCGTTCTGGGCGCAGGACCGGCCCCCTCTGGTCCTGGCGTACATGGCCGCCAGTCTCGGCGACTTCGGCCCGCTGCTCCAGGCGCATGCGCCGGAAGGGCTGCACGGCGCGGCGTTCCGCTGCGAGTCATGGATGGTTGCCGAGGGTGCGCCGGGAACGCCGGAGACCGACGGCATCAGGGCGGACGCCAGGGCGCACCGGCTGCACATGCGCCCCGACCGGATCGAAGCGCGGACCATGCTCGCAGTGGACCGCGCCGGGATCACCTACAGCGCGGCGCAGGTGCGCGGCCAGGACGACGTGCGGACATCGGTCACGTACCCGGGGCCGGGGAAACCCGGCGTCTCCGGTACTGTCCCGTCTGCGCTCGATGCGATCGTGACCGCGCTGCTCGGCGTCGGGATTCCGGCACGGCCTGATCCGGGCTGATCCGGTAAGGCAACCTGCACGCGGCCCGGCGCGTCTGATGAGCGCCCCGGTGCCGGCCCCGTACGGCACACCCCCCCTCGTGCCGTACGGGGCCACGAGGAATGGAGTGAGCCCCCGGCATTACCCGATGCCGGGGGCTCTTGTATCCGCCCATCTGCGCACGCCAGCGGCGTTTAAGACCGCAGGTCATCTCTCAGGCCCGGTGCTCTGCCTATTGAGCTACAGCGCCACGTGGAGGCGCCGGAAGGGCTCGAACCCTCAACCTCCGGAAGCGTTGCCTGCGGTCGGTCGATCTGGCGTTAAGCGGCAATGCTGAGCCTGGAGCGAGAATCTGAGCCTGGCGGTTGCCGGATGCCTCTACCGGGTGGGCTACCGGCCATCGAGTTGGCCGGGGAGGAGTCGAACCTCCGCTTGGTCCGGGCGTACCTGATTCAGGTGTGATCTTCAGTTTCAGCTTGCGCTCGCGGAGAAGTCTACGCGGCGAACAGCCAGGAGAAGACAGCCTCGCCGGCCTTCTGATCGGCGACCTCGACGCCGTTGGCCTCCTCGCGGGCGAACTTCACCGCATGCTGGAGCGCCGTGACGCGGCCCAGCAGCGTCCGGACCCGCGACGCGGGGAGGGCGCCGGAGAACTTAACTGTCGTCCAGTCACCCTCGGGCACGTCCTCCATGTACACCTGCACCTGCGCCGGGTGTTCCTTGGTCGCCTCGGCGAGAGTGTGGTTGCGGGGGATCTTCTTGCCGCGCACCGTCTTGACGGGAGGCGTCGCGTAGCAGCCCCGCGCCGAGTCGAACGCCCACTCTTCCGAGGGGTCGAGCACGGGGAGCTTGGCGACGAAGGTGTGCAGGTCGGTGAGCTGCTTCTCCAGGAACAGCAGGTAGGTGACCGGCACGTCGCGCAGGATCGTCTCCCCTTCGACGGTGACGTCGGCGCGGGCCGCCGTGTTGGCGTGGTCCTTCGTCAACGTGATGTCGAACAGCCGCGTCATCGCCGCCGCGGCTTCCGCCAGCACGTCCGGCGCGGTGGCCTGGACCCTCGTGGATTCTGCGGGGAGCTGGTCGCCGTCGTCGGCGCGCGGCTGGTAGGTGCGCGAGATGCCGGACAGTAGCTGGGGTTTCTGCACGTCCCGGTGCAGGTCGGTGATGCGCCGGGAGGCGTCGGACTTGACGCCCTTCTCGACGGCGATGATCTGGCTGAGTCTCGTCATGGGTACAGATCGTAGTCCCGCATCGCCCTTATCCCGGAACGCAGAAAACCGCCCCCGCCGCCAGTCCGCGAGGACCGGCGGCGGGGGGCGGCATGCGTGAGGGCTGCTGGCCGCGTCCGGTGCCTACATGCCAGGGGCAAGCTCCCCGGCGATCCGCGTGATCACCTTCACGGCGTCGCCGAGCGCGGCGCTTGCCGCTGCCACTTCCGGGGACGCGGCCGGGTCGATCGTCTTCACGACCGTTTCGAGGGTGGTCGCGACGGTCGCCAGGGACGGGGCGGCCTCGCGGAGCTTGGCCACGTCGGCGCGGAGGGCGGCCAGTTCCGGGGCGATGTCCCGTTCGAACCAGGAGCGGATGTGCGCTAGCGGCCCCGGTGTCTCTGCGGCTGATCCGGCAGTGTCGGTCATGGGGGTTCCTTTCGTCGGTGGAATGTCAGTGAGGGGCGTTATCGTGGCTTCTATGCCGTCGCGTGATTACGGGCCGCACCAGCTAGCGGACCATCTCGGCACCTGGCACAGCCAGGTCGACCGGGCGCGGGACTTCGGGCTGCTCCCGGCACCCGACCGGCCGCGCGGACGCTGGTCGGCTGAGGCAGCAGAAGACATCCGTGAACGGTGGCCCGAGATCAAGGCGGCGACCGAGTGCACCGGCGCGGCCGGGCTGAAGAAACGCGGCTGGACAGAGGCGATGATCCGGGACCTGCTCGGCGCCCCGGATCTGCACGTGAAGAACCCGCACGTCTCCAGCGCCGCCCCGATGAGGCTGTGGCGCGTCCAGAGGGCCGCGGCGATCGAAGCCACACCGGAGTTCGCGCAGCGGCAGGAGCGTGCCCTGCGGTCGTGCGCAGCCGCCGCCAGGGCGTCGGAGACCCGGAAGATCTGGAAGGTGCTCGGGGGCAGCTAACTCCCCGGTGGCTTCGCTACTTCGGTTGACATGCGCGCTCCATTGCGGCATTATTGGTGATGTCAGCAAAGAGCAACCCGAGGAGCACCAGATGAGCTGGACGTACCGCGCTGTCCCGGCCTCCGAAGTCCCGGACAGCATCGTATTTACCACCCCCGCACGCAACACGGGGCAGATAGTCGAAGTCAGCTACTCGCGAGGCATCCCCGCCGGGCGCGCGCGGGATATGGGGACAGCTCCTATATCGAGACGGGCGTCTCACCATCCCCGCCGGGCGCGCGCGGGATATGGAAGCCGGCGACGGCGACCCGTGGATGCGCGTCACCGACCGCTCTGACCGCTCCGTGACCTTCTACCGTCGCGACGGGCGGGCATGACATGACCGTCACCATCACCCAGACAGGCATCCCGAGCCGCAGCAAGATGGCCGGCCCGTGCTGGATCCGGATCGGCGCGACCTATGCCAGCACCACCGCCCGCGAGATCGACGCCGTGCCGGGCGACATCATCACGGCCGAGGGCAAACTCCACGTCCGGCGCGCCAGCGGCAGGTCCGAGGAACTCCGCGAGACATGGCAACTCCGGGTCACCGGCAGCCCCGCCGACACCGCCGAGCTGACCGTCACCCCCTACGGCCAGACCGTTACCGCCGTCGTGACCGGCGCGGTCCTGGTGCCGTGACCCGCAAGACGGACGAAGGCAAGCGGGCGCAAGCCCGGCAGCTCTACGCGACGACGCTGACCACGCGGGCCATCGCCGCCCGGCTCGGCGTCGACCCGCGTACAGTGCAGCGGTGGCTCGGCGACGCGACGCGCCCGCGCGGTCCGCGCAAGCGCCCCGATGTGCCCGACAGCAAGATCGTCGAGCTGCGCGAGCGGGAGGGCCTGTCGTTCGCCGCGATAGCTGCCCTCACCGGCATGTCGGCGACGGGCGCACGGAACCGGTACTGGGCGATCACCGGCAGGCCGCGAGCCGAGCGGAAGCCGGGGGACCAGGACGCGCCGCCGCACGCGAACGGCGCGGCTCACACCCCGAGCAGCACAGGCCAGGTCGCCGGCCCGACCACCCCGTCGGCGACGATCCCGGCGCCCGACTGAACGTTCCTGACCGCCATCTGGGTCACAGGCCCGAAATCCCCGTCGACGGCGATCAGGTGCCCTCGCGAGACGCAGAGCCCCTGTACGGTCCGCACAGCGGCGGCGTCGGCACTTCCGGCTGTGACCTCGGGTAGCTGCTGCATCATGGCCTCCTGCCAGTCAGGTACGGGACGCGGGCCGGCCGGCGCGGGCTTCCCCGCACGCCCCGCGATCCACGCGTCAAGCTCCGCCCTCGTCCCGTTGAACGCGTCGTGGTCGAGGTTCCCCGGTGAACCCCACTGCCAGAAACGCCAGGTGCCCCACGGTGCGACCAGCGCCGGGGCGGTAGCTGACGGCCACGCCACCCACAGGTCATAGCCGGTGCACGAGGTCAGCGCCTTCGCCACGGTCAGGTCCGAGTAGACCAGCACCGGGGAAGCCGGGGCGGCAGCATGGACAGAATCGCAGAACGCTTTGACTTCGCTGTCCGTCACGCCCTGGTAGTCCGAGACAACGACCGCCAGCATGTCGCCAGCCTCCAGGCCCTCCGCGATCACGGTCGCCAGGAAGTACCGGGCCTGGACCAGCCCGGACGCCGCAGCCGGGGACACCAGCTCGTGGTAGGCACCTCTGCGGATGCCCGCCGCCTTCACCGCCGCCCAGTTCCGGGCGAAGTTCGCGTCCGCGAGCTGGTCGCCGTTCGTGGCCTTGCAGAACGCGAAGTCGAGCCCTTCCAGGGCGGCCGGGGTCAGCGGAGGCTGATAGGCCGAGACATCGATCCCCTGCGCGCTAGCAGTCATGTGACGGGCCTCTCATGTACGGGGTGGCCGGGGCCACATGGTGATGACGATGACGACCGCGATAGCGATCCAGAGCGCGACGGTCATGCCGGCGCAGCGCCCGGACTCCCCGCGGCCTGCGCGCTGAGAAGCTGGTGGACCGCGGCGGTGAGATCATGGACCTTCTGCGTCAGCTCCGTGTTCGCCGCGATCGCCGCCGTCAGGCCCGACTCAAGCTCGGCGTCCCGGTCCTCGGCTGCCTGGATCCCTGCGAGAGTCGCCTCAAGGTTCCGCTCGCTGCGGTTCGACGCGGCGGCCACCAGAAACCCGATGAAGAGCTCAGCTACGGTAGTTATGAGATTCAAGGGGAAGTTGAATCCCTGGCTGGTGAACCACGCGGGCAGCCACGTGCCGGCCGCGATGCGGGACCCGCCGAACGCGAAGATCCCCGTCCACGCGATCACCGCCAGCAGCCAGATCATGATGTTGGCGGGGCGTCCCATCGCCGCGGAAACATAGTCCGCGACCTTCAGGAACGCCGACTCCCGCTCGGGGGCGTCTTGCTTCGCGGGATCCGTCATGCGGCACCTCCGGGCAGTAGCAAGCTGCACGCCACCACGACCAGGGCGACAGCGGCGAGCAGGGCGAACGTCTCCAGCAGCGCGAGGCCGAGGCCGCGGTTAGGCCGCATCCCGGCGACCGCGATACCGATCGCGGCGATGAACAGGGCCGACGCGGCGATCTCCGCCGGGCCGGTGCCGAACGCGAACGGGACAGCGGGCAGCGCCGCCCCGGCGAAGGTCGCCAGCGCCATCACGCCGGACGCTGGCAGGCCACTGTCGGAGTCGGAGAGGAACTCCCCGCCTCCCATGCTCACCGCGCTGCTGAGGGCTCCGGAGACTGCCGTGGGGAAGATCAGCGCCGGATGAGTGATCAGCAGGTAGATGATGACGCCGAGCAGGCTCGCGCAGCCGTCGAAGCTCCCGAGCACGGCCGGGCGGGTGAGGGAAGCCTTCACTCGGGGTTGATGTCGCCGCGGAACGATGTGCGCCGGTCCACACCGGTGCCGAACTCGCGGACGAGGTACGGGTCGTTGCCGGGGCCGTGACTCGGCGCGTACGGCCTGACGGCGTGCTCGCTGCCCGGCGAGTCGCGAATCGCGAAGAACTCCATCGCCTCGTGCCGCTCCACGAGCAGGAACTGATCGAACAGCCACCGCTGCCACGACCTGGCATCGAAGGCGGCAGGGGGGACGGGCATGTAGTGGTTGACGCGGTAGTTCTCGCCGCGCCCCGGATGATAGCTGTCGTAGCCGCGGGTGGTGATGATCAGGGTCAGGCCCGCACTGCCCTGCCCGCGGTCGATGTCGGCCAGTTCGAATGTCCAGCCGGGCCGGTACCTCAGCCGGTCGACCAGGTATTTCAGCGGCTCCGGGTCGGGGGCTTCCTGCCTCACACGTCCACCAGCTTTCCGTCGCGAATCCAGCCATGCCAGCCCGTCGGCGCGTTGTGCCAGATCGACGGGCTGACGGTGATACCCGGCGGCGTTCCGGTGACTGCCCAGAAGCCGCCGCCCCTGGCTTTCTGGGTGGTGATCCACTCACCGCCGCCGGGGAGCGCGATGATCCACGACTCGCCGGGCTGCCCGGCGTACTCGTCGCACCAGGACGCCCGGATCATCGCGCCTGGCGGCGCGGTGCTCCCGAACGAGCCGCGGAAGGTGAACTCGGCACCATCAGGCAGCCGGTAGATCCCGCTGTCGTTCCGCTGCCAGCGATCCTCGGCGGCGAACACGTAACCGCATCCGCACGCGGACGGCCAGCGGGGATCATCGTGCGGCCAGTTGTCGCCGGATGCTTCTGCGCGTTCGGACTCGTCGACGTCGCCTATGTCGGCGCTCGCATTGTGGTAGCCGCCAGCGGCACAGTCGCGGTCGGCGGAGAGCACGTACCGCCGCAGCGAGCGCCGGTAGCGTCCGGTGGGCTCGGCGATGCGGAGCGGGATGCCGGTCGTCATGCCTGCACGTCCAGCGTCACGACCAGCCCGCCCGCTTCCGGTAGCACGAGGTCACCGGGCACCCCGAGTCTCCGCAGCTCCTCGCACCACGCCTCTACGTCGGCCAGCGTGTACCGGCGCCGGGGCAGCGCCCTCTCGTCCAGCTCCCAGTAGTCAGATTCCTCGGGGCCTGTTGCCTGGCAGGTGACCGTGCGCGTGCAGGTCTCACCGGGGCGGTGGTCGGGCGCCGGGCCGGGATGGTGCTTCACCTCGACGCCTCCCCGTGCATCTCGATCAGGTGCGTGGCGAGAAACCGGGCATGGACGAACCAGCGCCCGCACCGGTAGCAGGTCCAGCCGCTCACTTCGACGGCGCCGCTGCCTGCGCCGCGAACGCCTGCACGGCCAGCGGGTGACAGGCGTCGAGGATGTGCGGTACGGCCGCCGCCTCGGCGGCGGCGTGCTCACCGTGGAGCGCCGAGCCGGGCGTGGCCCACAGGACATGCACCCGGCCGTCCCCGGATCCGCGAGGGCCGGCGGGAGCGACGGCCGCGGGATGCCCCTCCTCGTCGGTCACCCAGAGCCGGAAATCGTCGCGCCTGGTGAGCTGGATATCCCAGATGCTCTTGGGGTAGTGATGCCAGCCGCCGACCGCCTGATGATCGGACACGACGCCCTGGTGCATCCCCGGTGAGAGCGGGACGCAGGCGTTGAACAGGCTGTCGGTCCACCGCGCGACGCCGGGATGGTCCGTGATCGGCGCGGCAAGGATCTTGCGGCACTCGGCGTAGCCGAGGCGTTCCATCTCGTCGAGCGTCTCCGGGAACCGCGCGTAGAGCCGCTGCGCGTTCTGCCGGAGGGCATCGACCTTCGCCGGGTCGGCGGACCACTGGGCGGACCACTCCACCCCGGCGATGTTCAGGAGCAGGAACCATTCGCCGTCGAAAACCCACAGGCTCCCGGCATGATGGGCCTGGACGGGTGCCGTCATTCGGAGATCGCCCCTATCAGGCTGAAGCCGCCCGGAGCCTGCCCGGCTATCGCGGCGAGGATCCTGTGCATCGCTTCCTTTGCCCGGCGGAAGCCTGGTGACTCCGTGCGGCCCGGATGGTCAGGGATCTCGATCGACCAGGGCTCATCCTCGCGCTCCGTGTGATTCGACTCTGCCTGCTCGGCTGCGGCTACCGGTTCAGGGATGGCCATCATGCCGCCTCTCGCCGCTGTCCTCGAAGTACCGGCGCCCGCGCCGTCTTCCGTGCCACTGCGCCTTGATGAGCACCTTCGTGATCCAGCCGATCCCTACGACGGCCACGGATACCGCCGCGACCTGGAACCAGGCGAACGGGGCGCTGTCGGCGGTGGACAGCCCGAACGGGTGCCGGAGAAGCTCCGCCAGCGACACGAGCCAGAACCCGGTCGACATGACCATCAGGGCGCGCCCGGCCGGGTTCCTGAACCAGGGGGCCAGGAGCATGTAAGCCGACCCGAAAACGCTCAGGGCGGCGAACGCCGCCACGAACACGGCGCTGGTGAGGATGCCGGGCGGCATCACGGGTCTTCCGGAGGTTTCGGCCGCCCGCGCCACTGGACCTTGAGCACGAACCACACCCGCCACCAGGTGGCGAGACCGACCACGGCGATAGAGGCGACGAAATACCAGGCGTAACCGATGCTCGCCAGGGACAGGCCGGTGAGCCGGTGCACGACGGACGGCCCCAGCGCCAGCGTCAGCCCGGCGTCCATGACGATGAGCGCCCGGCCGATCTCCGTCCGGTACCCGCGCGCCAGCAGGATGTACGCGGCCAGGAACGCCACGCTCCCGGCGCACGCGGCGAACACCGCGTCGTTGCCGAGATCCGTCACGAGCTGTGCCTGTGTCACGGCCGCTCCCGCCTGACGCTGGCAAGGATCATCTCGGCCAGGTGGTTTTCCCGGCGCATCGCCCGGAGCTCGGAGATGACGGTGCGCTGCTCATGGGCAGCCGTCTCTGCCGCCGCGGCGTGCGTCTCGCTGGCGCTGGCGAGCCGCTCGCTAGCTTCCGCCCCGGCCGTGATGGCGCTGCTGACGGCGGCCTTCGCGTCACCCGGCTGCGATGCGCGCTTTCTACGGGTGAGGCGCATCGGCTGTCCTCTTCCGGAGGTCCTCCAGCAGCGCCTGGGCGAGTTTCGCGGTCTCCACCGCCGCGTCGGCCCGCTGGCTCTGCACCAGGGCGGCGGCCCGCAGCTCGTCGTTAGCGCGCCTCTCCGTCTCGCGCGCGTTCTTTTCCGCCTCGTAGGCCGCTTTCCAGTCCGCGGCATCGCGATCGACTCGTTCGGCGTACGGCTTGGTGACGAGGATGCCGGTCAGCAGCAGGATCACGATGATGGCGGTGCCCGCGCCGGCTGAGGACAGGATGCCGGTGAGGATGCCGGAGTCGACTGCCATGTGCCCCCGCTCAGGCGTGGTGACGCAGGCGATAGCCGGGCTGCACGTGATCACGGCCCGTCAGGGGAAGCCCCCGGTCATCGCCCCGGAGGCGCGGCCGGCGGCGGACGGGACCTGCGCGATCCACACGCTTGCCAGCCCGACCGGGTCCGCGGCGAGCTTGTCCCAGGTGAGGTCTCCGGTGTCGCTGACGGCCACGGTGACGGACCCGGAGCCGCTGTAGTCCGCCGAGACCATCGCGACCAGCAAGGTCCCGGCCGGCGGCGTGAACGACGCGGTGGTGATCGTCTTGGCCGACGTGGTGGACACTCCCGTAGGTGACGAGGCGTCCTCGGCCAGCGTCCCCGCGGCGAGGATCTCGGCGAGGGCTATGTTTCCTTCGCCGCTCGGAATCGTCGGGCCGCTCGCGCCTGCGGTCACGGGCGTGCCGGACGTGGTGGTGCTGGTGCTGCGGAATGCTCCGTACGCGGCGCCGTGAACCGAGTCCGCGACGTTGGCAGAGAACGTCGTGGTGGACGCGGCAGTGAACGTCGTGTCGTTGTCGCCCTGGATCACGGCACCGTAGATCCACGATCCGGTGTCATCGGGGGTGATCGACTGCTCGGGCACCGTGAAGGCGTCGCTGTTCCCGGTCGCCCCGTTCTGCGTGACGGCGGCGTTGTCGAGGACCTTGACGACTAGCAGGATGCCGTTCTCGGAGCCCGACCCGGACGCCGTGGCGGTGACGGTGCGGGACATGTCAGAATCCCAGGGCGTAGCCGAGGCACAGCCACTTGCCCTTGGACGCCGAGTAGCGGAAGCTCACGGCGTCGACGTCGCCCGCCGTCGTGGACAGCGTCGGCGCGCCGGCCGTCCCGAAGTCGAAGCCCCCGGAGCCGGACGCCCACGCCACGGTGAAGCTGCCTCCGGTGCCCTGAGTCAGGTCGAACTCGATCACCTGACCGCTTACCGGGTTGCCCGGCGCGGCGATCGTCGCCGTCGACGCGGTGAGGGTCAGCGTGAAGACGTTGCCCAGGGCGGCGTTGACCGCCACCGACGTGCCGTACGTGAGGGGCGCCACGGCGGGAGCGAGCGCGCCCGTCAGCGTGCCGCCGGCCTCCGGCAGCCAGGGGCCGCTGAACGGCACGCCCTGGCTGACCAGGGCAATCGTGTTGCTGGCATCGTCGTGCGTGACGCCCGCCGAGGTCTTGAGGTAGCTCCCGGTGAAGCACATCCCGGCCGAGCTGCTGACCTGGCTTGCCCCGTACTGCGGGTAGTCGGTGGTGGAGTCTTCCTGGGCCACGCACCCGGTGCCGATCACGAGGGCGGCGCAGCCCGAGGCGGCGAACCCCGCGTAGCCGCCGCTGGTGCTGGCCTGCCCGTCCTGCTGCGCCACGCACCCCGTCAGCAGGTAGACGCCGCCCGAGCCGCCGCCGGCGGGGCCGGTGTTGTCGAACAGGAACCCGTTGTGCTGGTTGATGTGCGACGAGCACCCGGTCAGCCATTGCACCTGGTGCGCGCCCACCCCGGTGAAATGCCAGCCGTTAGCCGAGTTGTTCTCGCCTTTGCAGCCGGAGAACCTCGTGTTCACGCCGTAGTTGACCAGCCAGCCGTCAAGATCGTTCTCGCTCGACTCGCAGTCGGTGAACCAGGAGTCGGCCAGCTCGGCCGCGTACACCCCGTAGCCGTTGCGGGAGGCGCTGAACTTGCAGTTCGTGACCTGCCAGTCGTCGGGGATCTTGCCGCTCGTCGTGTCGGTCACGAACCTGATGCAGTCGGCGGGCGGCCGGTGGACGCACACGCCCCGGATGAACCCCGCGCCCCATGCCCCGTCCACGAGGATGCCGTAGACGGTGCCGCTGCTGAGCTCGTAGCCCTCGATCGTGAACCCGGCGAGGTCCACCCCGTAATACTGGGTGCCGGTCGTGTTGGTCATGTCGATCGCGGCGGACCCGGTGAACCCGGCCACCATCACGATCGTGGTGCCGCCGCTGGCACCGACGCCGGCCGAGTAGTTGTCGTTCTCCGACGCCGACCACCACTGGGCACCCCAGAGCCGCGACTGCGTCACCGGCGTGATCGGCGCGTTGATGTAATACGGGGCGCTCAATGGCGCGGCGACGAGCTGCACCGCACCGCCGCTCGCAAGCCCTGCGTTGATCGCTGCCGTGTCCGTCGCCCCGGTCGAGTCGCCGGACGGGAAGACGTAGCGGAACAGGGACTTGAGGCCGCCGAGCGGCAGCGAGTCGTCCATGATGTACCACAGGCCGTACGTGGCGCTGTACTGGTAGACCTGGCCCTGGTTCGCCAATGTGAGGGCCACGGCGGCGGCGCCCCCGGACTCGTTGAACCGGTCGGTGCCCAGGGTCGCCACAGTCAGGACATTGGTCCCGGCCGCGTTGGTCGCGATGATCTTCACCGCGACGCGTGACCCGTCAGCCGGGGACTCGGGGAGCGTGACCGTGAAGCCGCCGCCGGAGATGTTGCACGGCACCAGGTTGCCGGGCACCGCGGAGTACGCCGAGGACTGGACGGCTACCGGGGAGACGCCCATCTCCGCGCCGCCGAAACCGTACACGTTCGCGACCACGGCCCCATCCCCCCTCTAAGCTGACGGGATGGACATGGCAGCGGTGATCGCGTTCGCCGAGGCCCGGCTAGCCGAGGACGAGGCGCCAGCGAAGGCAGCACAGCTTCGCTTCCCCGGCCCGTGGGAACAGGCAGAGAACACGAACTCGCCGCTGCTGTCAGCGGTGACCCTCTACGACTCCCGCGATGAGTCGGTCGGCGTGATCAGGGGCAGCTACGCCGCCGCCCACATCGCCCGACACGACCCGGCGCGCACCCTCCGCGAGATCGAGGCTAAGCGGCGCATCCTGGAGCGGCATCGCGGATGCGGAGACGGCTTCGGCTATTGCGCTGACGGCGGCCACGACCGGGACGACGGCGGGTGCGCCGAGCTGGCCGACGCACTATCCGCCTGGAGCGACCACCCGGACTACCCGCAGGAGCTGAAGCCGTGAGCGACAAGATGACCTGCCCCGGCTGCCACGCCGAAAGCAGCAGCATACTCATGGCCGTCAACGACGACCTCCCGTGCCCCTTCTGCGGGCTGTCAGCCGACGCCATCCTGGAGATAGGCTCCGTGCGCCGCAAGAAGGCCGACGAGCAGCTGAAAGAGCAGCTTGAGACCGCCCTGGCCGAGCGGGACCGGGCCCTGACCGAGGCAGCCAAGCTCCGGGGCGCCGTCGAGGGCGCGCGGCACGCCCTCGGGTGCGAGTTCCCTTACGTGCCGCACGACGCGCCCAGCCCGAAGCGGACGTGACCGCTTCCGCGACGCCGGCCGCAGCCCCGTCTCAGGCCAGTTTGCCCATGATTACGTACGACTGCAGCGCCCCGACCGGTGCGAGGATCACCGCGTCATTCGCCGCCGGCGTGTAGCTCGCGAGGTACTGGAACGGCCCGCTCAGGGCCGACGACCCGTTCACGTAGACCTGCGGGTTCCCCGACGTGTACGTGCCGGAGACCACGCCGGGGAGCATCATCAGCGGCATCCCGCTGTCGATCCCCGCTGTGCGCGTCTTCAGCTTCCTGACGTCCGCCTGGATCGCGGTCAGGGTGGCCTGGAACCGCTGCAGCAAAGGCCGCGGGTAGTTCGTCACGACGCCACCACGCCGCTGAGGCTGTACTGGACGTACTCTGCCTGCTGCGGCCCCGGAGGGTAGGCGGTCCACCCGGTGACGCGCATCTCCTGCTGGACACCCGGCGACCCGTCCGCCTGCGGCGGATGCAGCGGGGACGTGATCGCCAGCAGGCAGCCGTCCCCGAGCTGTACGTTCTGCAGCCTCGGGTACCCGGCCCCTCCGACGTTCACGGTCGGCGTGGTCATCCCCGCGGTCATCAGGGCGACCTGACCGTCAGCGAACGAGTTGACCTGCGACTGGCTCGTGACGTACGACCCGTCCCAGCTCACCGTCGACTCGAGCACCGGGAATGACGCGAGGTCGGAGGTGTCGGCCCCGTGCGGGTAGGTGCTTTCCCAGGTCAGCTCGCTGCCGTTCGGGGGTGCCGTGGCGAAGATCATGTTGGCCGACTGCGACCCGGTGACAGGCCACCCGTAGTCGGTGCAGTTGCCCGGATAGGAGAAGACGATCCCGGAGTCGGCGAGGGGGCGGCCGAGCGCGGTGTACCCGAGCTGCAGGAACACGGTCAGTTCCCCGGCGGTGTCGAGGCCGGCGGCGAAGACGTACTCGAGGTTCCCGCTCGCCGTCATGTCGCTCCACGCGCTGGAGACCTGCGTCAGGTCTGAGTACGTGTAGCTGGCGGTCCACGGGACCCCGGACGTGAGGCCGGACGGCAGTGCCAGCCGGGCAACCTTCCCCTGGGTGGCGAACATCGCCAGGTAGGCAGGATCGCGGGTCTGGGCGGGTGAGACGCCCGTCTCGATATAGGAGCTGTCCTTGCTCGTCCCGTAGCTGACCAGGTCCAGGAAGGTGGTGAACAGGTCGGTTTCCGGGTATTCCAGGGTGTCAGTGATCAGCCGGTGCGACCAGAGGGAGTCCATTGTCTGGGCGCTGATGCTGAGCGTGCCCTGCGCCATGGACATCTGCGGCCAGTCCCAGACGATCCCGGCCCACACCGGCCACCCGTCCGCGAGCGCCCACAAGACGGCGCGCCTGGGGGTGAGCGCGGTGATGTACGGGGTGTTCACCGCGGGCAGCTCGTTCAGGTTCAGGCTGCCGTTGAGCGTGCCCGTGCCGTTGAGGTTCGCGCTCAGCGACTGCACGTCCAGCGGCAGGTCGTCGCACAGCAGCTGCCCCGAGAGCAGGTCCGTCGCCGCGTATTTCCAGTCGGCCACTAGAGCACGACCGGTTCGACCCGCAGGTAGCAGGCGGCAACGTCGATCCCGTCCTGGTTGATGGTTCCCGTCGACCCGGAGACCCCGAGAGTGACCGTATGGGTGCCGCTGGACGGCGTGGTGCCCGCGGCCGAGGACGTGTAGACGGTCGCGCCCATGGACGTCCACTGGGTAGCCGGGTCGCCCTGCTGCGCCACCTCGATGTCGGTGCCGTCGATCGCGGTGTGAACCGCGACGGTGGTCGCGCTGGTGCAGTTGATCTGCGGGATGCGCCAGCTGATCTTCAGGTCGGTCAGGCCGTCTGTGGTGACGGTCGCACTCAGGACCGTCAACTCACCGGTGTGGAGCTCGAAGCTGGTGGTGAGGATCTCATGGACCGGAGCCCACGGCAGGACGCGCGCCTGCTTGCTGCCGCCCGTGTTCGTGTTGTGATAAAAGCTGCCTGATGGCTTGTCGTAGCCGAGCTGCCCGACGTACCCGGTGACGCTGCCCTTCGGGGCCACCAGGACGCCGCCCGCCGCGGTAGTGAACGGCCGTTCGTCAGTAATCATCCCGCTGGTGACCGTCGTGGTGGCCGCCGGGATGGTGAGCTGCGCGAGGGTGATGCTGTTCGCCGGCGCGGACGGCGCGGACGGTGACGCGGCGGCAGTGCCGGTGATGATCTCCACCGCGCCGGACGATGAGGACGTGCCGACGTCGGAGACGTAGGCGACCACGATGTCGATGCGCGGGTTGGCGGGGTCGGCGGTCTGCACGGTGAGGGTCGCCTGCTGGGCGAGTTTCGACACGTAGCCGCCCGCCGCCGGGGTGCCGGTGTTCTGGACGACGTACCCGCCTGGCTGCACGGCGACGGTCATCGCGCCGCCTGCGGACACCTGAAGGCCCGCGCCGCCGATCACGCCGCTGAGCACGCCGGTGACGGACCCGGTGACGATGCCCTCGTCGTAGAAGTAGGCCGCGGGGCCGCTGAGGCGCAGGTCGTTGCCGCCGTTGCCGTCGTACGTGCAGCCTTCGAGCCATTGCGGCTCGCTGGTCACAACTGAAGTCGCCACCGGACCCCCGTTTCAGGCAGAGTGGTGGACGTGGACGGAGACTTCGCGGCGTTCCTGGATGCCCGCTACGACGAGGCCGGGGCGCTGGCGCAGGCGGCGACGGCCGGCCCGTGGAAGTACCAGGTGTTCCGCCGCGACGAGGGGCACCGGGAGTGGGTCATGTGCGGCAGGAGCAGCCCGTACGGCGTGATGATCGGAGACGCCGGGATCGGGTGGATGCCCTCGACAGGCATCCCGGATCCCGACTTCATCGCCGCGTGCGACCCGGCGCACCGGCTGCGGGACATCGCGCTCAAGCGCGCCATCCTCGCCGAGCACGCGCAAGTCAGGGCGGACAGCGACGAAGAAGACGAAGAAGGGGCCACCGGATGCCGGGTGTGCGACTGGGACCGCGATTGCGGAGAGGTCCGGCCGGCCGGCCGGCCGTGCGTCACTGCACGCCAGCTCGGGACCGAGTTCAGCGACCACCCCGATTACCGCCCCGGCTGGGCACCGGAGGACAGCCCTGGATGAGCTGATCGCGAGAGAGCCGAAGTGTCCCCGCTGCCAGTCTCCGCGCTGGGTCTCAGTCTCACTGGATGGCGGCTGGACGCGCCGGGCGCAATGCGTGCCGTGCGGGGCGCTTCACGAGCCGGTCATCGGTCCCGGTTACCTGTCGAGCCGGTACGGCGATCCCGGCGCGACCCACCCGGACTACCGGCAGGAACGGAAGCCGTGAACGAGTCGCGCGGTCACTGCTCTGGCCGGGCAGGTACGTGCACCGCCGCGCCGGAATACATCTGGACCGGGTCGCACGGAGGCGAGTACGGCCTGTGCGCCCGGTGCTGCGCGGAATGGCGCGAGCAGGTGCGAGGCTTTCCGCCGGCTGAGGCGGTGCGCATCCGCAGTATCCGGAAGCCGTGAGTGCCCTAAGGACCACGCATCCGCGAAATACAGCGTGGCGCTGCACCCGCTCCCGGTGCTGCCGCCCAGCTCGATCGCGTTGCTTCCCGGCTCCAGGTCCCACCATGCGCTGCTGATGTCCGCCGGCCAGTAGGTGCCGGTACCGGACGGCATGCCCGGCACCGTCGACACGGCGGACGGATTCACCCAGGTCTCGCGGTTGAGGAAGTCGACGACGGCGATGCTGCCCGAGGGGAGCGTCAGCGTCGACCACGACACGGTCTCGCCGGTCGTGAGGTTCGCCAGGGCCGGCCCGGTGACCGGGCCGGTGATCACCGCGACCGGCGGCGAGCCGAAGTTCCCGAGATTGACCGCGACCGCCGACCCCGGCGGCGCGCTTGAGTCCAGGGTGAACGGGACCGTGAACGGCACCGTCATCCCGCCGCCGCCGCCGGACGGCACCGGGGTGATCGTCAGCGTCTTGCCTGCCGTCGCGTACTTGCGCATGTCAGGCGCGACGAGCCCGATGGTGAACGTCACGTCGCACAAGGTCGGGTACGCCTCGGTGAGCTGCCCGGACCGGCGCACGCGGGCGACCTTGCTGACCGGCTCGTCATACCGGAGTGTCGCCAGGTCCGACACCGGGACGGCCTGCTGGAGCAGCGCCCGTGCCACATCCCGCAGGGCCTGCGTCGGGGCCGACGCGGTGACCGTCAGCGTCAGCGTCCGCGCGGCATAGTACTGCGGGGACGCCCACGCGCCGTGGTCGCCGGAGCGGGGGATCACTCCGGCGCCCTGCACGGGAGGGCCGTCCCATCCGGTGATCTTCTGCCACAGCCACGCGATGCCGTTGCTGTCGACGGTCCCGAACTCGATATCAAGCCCGGCGGCGGGATAGATCAGTCCGCCGGTCCAGTACCCGAGGTCCCCTGCGGGCACCGGCGGCGCGTAGCCGCCGCTGACCCAGAAGTTCTCGCTGCCCGGGTATGAGCCGTCGCCGTAGCCGATGCTCCAGTTCGCGACGTAGCTGCCCTCGGGGACGCTGGCGGGGATCTGCCAGGTGCACGAGTAGACGCCCGTGCTGACCCGCCACACCTGGCCGGCGGTCTCGGACGATGCGCCCTGGTAGGTGAACGGGCCCGCGACGTCGGGGGCGAAGCCCAGCTCCGACCCGTACGTGATGTCCAGCTGCACCGAGGAGGGGTCGGCGAGGACGCCGCCGATCCAGAAGTCCACGGTGAGGGTGACCGGCTGCCCGGCAACCCCGGTCGTCTCCGTCTCGCCATAAGTCGGCCCGTATTCCGGGGTGTAGACGCCCACGCGTCACGCCACCCGGTACCACAGGCTCGCGGCAGGCTCCCAGATGTAGGTGACCGCGGTCCCGGCCGCGATCACGTCGCTCGTCCCGTCCGCCACGTTGCTGGTCCCCGCGGCGGCGAACGTCATGCTGTACGCGCTCGTGTTGATCAGGGTGACCCGGATGGACGCCGCCACCGGGGCGGTCAGCGCGGGCGGCGCGGCCGTCAGCGACGGGGCGGACAGGATCAGCCCGGTCACGGCCCCCGCGGCGGTCAGCGGGTACGAGTCGTACTGGTAGTTCCAGGTGATCGCGGCGCCCGTCGTGAGCGTCGCCGTCGCGGCGGGACCGGGAGCGAACCCGCTCCGGCACCAGGCGACCTGATGGGACCAGAACAGCGGGTTGGACGTGGCGTTGCCCGCCAGCGTCGTGTAGCCGCCCAGGCTGTCGATCACGTACACGTAGCCGGCCCGGAACGTCCTGCTGAGCGCCAGGACCTCGCCGAGCTGCGCCAGCGTCGCGACTTCCTCGATAATATGGAAGTACCGCGACGCCGCGTAATAGGGCAGCCAGTCCGGCTGCGACGCGGCGTACTCCGTCGTGTAGTACGTGTACGTCTCCTCGCAGGTGCACAGGATGTCGCACGTGCTCATGTATGACTGGTCCGGGATGTCTCCGCAGTTGAGGAGGACGATGCATTCGCCGGTGTTCTTGGCCTTCACGTAGTTGTAAAGCGACAGGTAGTACGGCTGGCTCGCGATCAGGTAGGCGCCCTCGTCGTAGAAGATGCCGTCGAGCGCCGGGTAGTACGAGTACCACGTGTCGACCATGCTCTCGACGGTCGCGAGGACGTCGTCCCCGTAGCCGGTGGGCACGTAGCCCAGCGCATAGATCCCGGCCGCGTGCAGCTCGCTGATCTGCGCGGTCCAGTCATCGGTGTAGGTGCCGGGCCCGCTGTCGGCGTTGAGGATGACAATGGACGCGACCGGGCCGGCGGCCTGGATCGTCTGGTAGTCGCCGGAGGCCAGGTAGTACGTCGGGTACTCGTAGAGGGGGACGACGATCCGCTGGGCACCGTCCCCGGCGTCCCGCCGCATGAAGTAGCCGGGCGGCAGCGCGCTTCCGGGTGGTGAGTTCGTGACGCGGGCCAGGACATCCGCCACGTCATCCATGTCAGCGGCGGGATTGCCCTGCCCCGTCTGGCGCGTGTCGGGCGGGATGGTCGCGTTCACGGCTCACCCCCCTGTACGCTCAGGATCGCGGCGGCGCAGGCGGCGGAGAACGGAACCGCGAGGGGAAACCGCGCCCGCAACAGAGGTTGCAGAGCAGCCGGCCGGCTTGGCATGCCGGGGCGCCGCCGCCTAACTGCCCTCCGCCTCATCCATCGCGTCGGCAGTTGCGCGCAGAACCGTGGCCAGTGACGGGACGGTCGCGAGCAGCGTCGCCGTCCCCTCGTCGTCGCGTGACAGTTCCGGGGTGATCGTCCCGACGTGGACCTCCGGGCCGTCTCCGACCCGCATGTAGACGGGGATTCCCGGTGCCTGCGCCTCTGCCATATCGCGCCCTTCTTCGGGTTGAAGTCAAGACCGTGCTCTTTACGCCCCGCCGACTGCCATGGCCAGGCGCCGCTCGATCTCCGCCATCTGCTCCGCGTTCGGCAGCTGCGTGCCCACGAAGTTCACCGTCACTGGCGGCCGGGTCCCGCCGCCGGACTGCCCCGAGGTCATCTGCTGCACGAGCCTGAGGAACGCGACCGACTGGTCCGGGGTCAGGACCGCTTCCGGTTGCCCGGTGAGGTTCGGCGGTCCCGTCATCCACCCTCCGCTGTCGAACGAGCCCCAGCCCATCGCGTGGTAGACGGCGTTGGCCGAGGACATCCGCTGCGGCAGTGACGCGGACAGGTTCGCGGGCTTCTCGTAGTAGTCCTGGTACAGCAGCGCCGCGTTGCTCGGCGACGTGGCCCGGTTGACGATCCCGAGGCCGCCGCCCCACGACAGGATCGCGTTGAGCTGCGTCATCAGGTCCGCCTGCGCATTGCCGGTGATGTAGCCGGGCGGGTAGGGCGTCCACTGGATCAGGCCGCCTCCGCCGCCGCCTCCGGTCTCCAGGATCTCCGGGTCGCCACCCGACTCGGCGTCGATATTTCCTGTTATGCCCGCCGCTGCGTACTTTGTCGCACCGTGGGAGGCGAGGAACGACGCGATCGGCTTCCAGTTGGCCGGCAGGCTCCCGGTCGCCCCGCTGCTGCCGCCCGGCAGGCTCCCGCCTCCGCCGGACACCGACCCGGACAGCTTCCGCGCCAGATCGGTGATCAGCGCCTTCGGGATGCCGGTCATGATCTTGCCCAGATCACCGGCGGCGCCGGTGCCGATCATCTTCGCAGCCGCGTTCGTGAACGCCGCCGTGTTGCCCGTCGCGATGGCCGCGACCATCTTCGCGATGTCGAGCGCCCCGCCGATTGCGCCGGAGACCGCATGCCCGGCGTCGCTGGCAGCGTGCGACAGCCAGCCCGGGACAAGGCCGCCACCGGCGAACATCCCCGCCGTCGCCACGTGCTCGGCAGGACGCTCGACGGTGTGCTTGCGCAGTTCTTTCAGCGGCAGCTTCACCGCCATCTTCGCCACCGCGTCGTGACCGCCCGGTGCCGCCGATGACGGCGGGTACGCCTTGTTGAGCGCGTCGATCGTGGGCTTCCCGCCGACCGCCCGGGTCGCCTGCGGGGTCAGGATCCCCTCACCGCCGCTCACCGCCGCCAGGTGATTGTCCCTCCCCGGCGACCAGCCGGGCACGACGCCGCCGTGCGCCAGCGCGGGGATGACCGGGAGCTTCAGCGACCCGAGGCCGATCGCCTTGACGACCGAATCCCACAGCTTCGCGATGCCGTCGTCGTACACGGTGCTGATCAGGAAGTTCACCGGCGTCTTGAAGACAGATTCGAGTTTGCCCCACACCGTGCCGAACCCGGAGACGAACGTGCGCGCCCCCGACTCGATGCCCTGCCATACCGGGTCGAAAACGTTGTGCCACATCCACAGGGCCGCGTTCTCCAGCCCGGCGATATCGGTCTTGATGTCCTGGATGACCGGCGCGATGCCGCTGGAGTACAGCCGCTGCGCCCCCGCCGAGATCCCCTGCCATACCGGGTCGAGCACGTCATGCCACAGCCAGTCCGCCACGTCGCCGATCTGGCGGAACCCGGTCCCGAAGTCCGTGCTCAGCTCGTCCAGCGCCCCGGACGTGAACTCGCCGAAGGCCTTCGCGACGGGTGCGAGGCCGCCGGTGCTGAGCCCGAGGAGTGCCGCGACCGCGCGGCCGATCACGTCGATCACCTTGCCGGTCCCGGTGACGAGCCGTGCCAGCGGCGGCAGGATGAACCCGAGCTCGGCGGAGGTCAGCCGCAGGTTCGCCCGCAGGCCCGCTGCGAGGATGTCAGCGAACCCGGTGATCAGCGGCATCAGCGACTGGAGCACGGGCACCAGCGCGGTCGCGAGCTGCGCGATCATCTGCCCGAGCTGCGGCAGCACCGGGGCGAGCGCGACAGCGATCTTGCTCACCGCCTGCCCGAGAACACCCAGCAGCGGGCCCACCCCGACAAGTGCCGCGGCGAGGCCCTGGCCGAGTGCCCCGGTCAGCGCCCGGAACCCGGGCAGGAGCGCCGAGAGGGCCGGTGCCAGCGCGGACGCCAGTGCCCCGATCACCTGCCCTAGCGGGCCGCCGATGGCGGCCAGGGCCGACCCGAGGGTAGAAAACACGGACGACAGCGACGAGGTGAACGGGGCGAGGCCCTTCTCCAGCCCGGTGAGGCCGTCCGCCAGGCCGGCCAGCAGGTTCGCCAGCCCGTCGACCGCGCCCTTCTTGCTGCCGACGACGGCGAGTTCCCGGATGAACCCGGCGAACGCCGGGAGCACGATGTCAGTGAACCGGATGCCGTTGCTGATCAGCCCGTCGAGGACCTTCGCGAACGCGGGCGTCTGCATCTGCTTCCCGAACGCCCCGAACGCGCCCGAGATGGCGGCGCCCATCCGGCCTACCCCGGACTCGATCGAGGGCAGCAGCGACTTGATGCCCTGCAGCCAGATCGTCATGCCGGGCAGCACCGTGTTCTGCGCGATGCTCTCCAGGGTCCGGAACGCGGGCTCGAGGCCGAGGAAGACGTTGACGAACGCCCGGCCGGCGGGGGTGAGCTTGCTCATGTCCAGGGCGAACTGGTTCGCGCTGGAGTTGGCCGTGGACATCATCGACGCCCACTGGAGCTGCTGCTCCTTGATCGTGTTCGTCACGTTCTGCTGGGCGATCGCGACGGACTGGGCGTCCATCTTCTGCTGGTACGCCGCCTGCTCCTGTGCCGACGCCACCTGCATCTGCGCCTGCTTGACCTGCTCGGCGTTGTTGAGCTCAACGTTGGTGACGTTGACCTGGGCGTCCTTGTAGGACTGCAGTGAGTCGGTGAGGGAGTCCTGCGCGGCCAGGAGCGCCTGCTTGGCCTGGATCACCACCTGCGACCCGTCGACGCCCTGGCTGTTGGCCAGGTTCGCCGAGGTCTGCGCGTCCGACTCGCTGGCGGTCGCGTCGGTGACCTGCTGCTTGGCCTGTGCCACGGCCAGGGCCGCCTGCTCGCGGTCAAGATCGGTCGAGTAGGCGTTCTGATTGACGAGCAGCTCGTTGTATTCCGCCTGCTGCACCGCCAGGCTCGCGGACTTCACGTTCAGTTTCGCGTCGGCCAGGGCGTCGTTTTCCTGGACGATCGCCTCGCGGGCCGACACGTACGCCTGCCCGAGGGTGTACTGCGCCTCGCCGAGGTTGTACGTGGACTGCTGGACCTGCTGCTGCGCCTGCCCGACAGCCTGGATCGCCTGGACCTGCGCCGCGGCGGCGTTCCGCTCGGTGCTGGCCAGGTTCATCTGCGCCTGCTCGATGGACTGCGCGGACGTGATCTGGTCCTGCGCGGACTGCTCGGATGCCTGGGCGACGCCCTGCTGCGCCTGCTGCACCTGGACGGAGTCGGAGAACTGCTGGGCGGCGAGTTGCTGGCTCGTCATCCCGACGTTCTGCGACGCCTCATGGCTGGCCTCGAGAGCTTTCGCGATCCCGGAGAACGCCAGGTACCCGGTGCCGCCGAGCAGTCCCAGCCCGGTCGCCGCGCCCGCGAACCCCGGCGACAGGGCGGCGAGGCCGGTCGCGATGCCGCCGATCATCCCGCCGGGAAAGTCCGGCACGGAGAAGCCGCCGCCGCTTTCGTCTTCCTCGTCCTGCAGTGCCTTGATCTGCGCCTGCAGGGCGGCGATCTTCATCTCGGCCGGGGTGGCGTCCGCGTCGATGGTGATGCCCTGCTTCTGCAGCCGCAGGATCGCAAGCTGCATCTTCAGGTCATCGATCGCCCCCTTGGCGGAGGCGTCGTCCGCGCCGATCTCTACCTCGGCATGGGAGCCGTCAAGGTCATCGCGGCTGGCCTTGACGTCATCAAGGTCGGCCTTGGCCTCATCGGCGTCGGCGGCGACCTTGAGACTGGCGTCGCTGCCGTCTAGCTCGTTCCGGCTGGCCTTGACGTCATCAAGGTCGGCCTTGGCCTCATCGGCGTCGGCGGTGACCTTGATCTCGGCCTTGCTGCCGTCGAGGTCGTCTTTTTTCTCCCTGACCTCATCGAGGCCGTCTTTCGCTTCCTCGGTGTCGGCGGTGACGGTGATCTTGACCTTGCCCTCGACGCCCTCGGTCGCTTCCTGGACCTTGGCTTCGAGTTCCTCGGCGAAACCGTCCAGATCGGGCGATACCGTGACGTAGGCACTGGCAATGCCTTAATCGGAAGCCTTCCGGCATCCTGACATCACCTCCCTCCAGCGGGGGTCAGCCGCCTCAGCCGAAGGAAAATATGCCGCGGAACGCCGGGTCGGCCTGGATCGTCGCCCGCGTCCCCGGATTGACCTGCCGCGACGGCGCGGCACGGCGCGCGGCCGGCGGCGCTCCCCGGGGTGTCTCGTGTGCTTGCATCACCCGCGCCCGCATCACGCCCTCGTACGCGGGCAGCCGCCACGCCAGCCGGAAGAACCGGGCACCCGGCATCGACCAGATGTCATCCACCCGGTGGATCGCCGACATATCCGACTCGATGTCGGCGAGATGATCACGGACCCACTGCAGCTGCGCCATCCGGCGCGTCAGCGGTTTGGGGACTCCTCATCCTCCAGCGCGCCCATCGTCTTGTCCCGGCACACCTCGACGAGCCGCAGGTAGTCCTTCCACGACACGGCTTTCTCCCGCATCAGCCGCCGCAGCACCGCCCACCCGTCATCGCCGAGCATCGCGCCCATGAAGTAGTCCTCGGCGTACGCCTCGCCGCGTACCGCCCCGATGTGCATCGCCTCGATGGCGATACCGGGACCCGGGTCGGCGGGGATCGTCCACGCCACGTCGTCGACGTAGAACAGCGGCTCCCGTTCCTCCTCGGGAGGCTCCGCGGGGATGGTGAAGCGCGGCGCGCCGGCGGCCGGGGGCTGCGGGGGTGCCGCGGGGATCGCTGCCCGGGGCGCGCGGGCCGGGCGCGATCTCGCCCCGGCCTTGACTGTTGCTGCCATTGCTCCCTTTACGGGTCGCGGCGGACTGGGACATGCGGAAGCCCGGCGCGGGATCTGCTCCCGGTACCGGGCCGCGATGGACGATACGGGTGCGTTAGCCCTAACTGTCCTCATCGGTGATGTGCACCGGGTTGATTGAGGTACTCACGAAATACGCCGTGAACGTCACATCAAGTGACTCTTGCGTCTTTTTGTCATACGCCAGCGTCGCCTTGACCTGCGACAGCACCTTGCGGACGATGATGCGGCGGAGCGCAGGGAGTCCCGTCGACAAGGTGGGTGCCCACCCGTAGATGCACAGCGCCACATACGACGGCTGCGTGGACGTCGCGCCCACCGGGATGTCGAACGTGTTGTAGCCGCTGCCGGAGCCGGTGATCCCGATGCCGTTCATCGCCGTGTTCAGGTTCGCCAGCGTCATCTCCGACATCTTCGTGGCGACCGTGATCTTCGTCTCGGTCAGCCGCGCGCCCGGGGACATGGTGAGCTGGTCGACCGAGAAGTCGGTGTAGGTGAGATCCGCCTCGAAGGTCACGCCGCCGTCAGTCGCGCCGATGTCTGCCCACGGCGACGCGGGAGGCGTCGTGTAGCCCTGCGGGGAGACGACCGCATCGGTCGGCTCGGTGGTGCCGAACGGGGCGACGAAGAATCCGGACGTCGGACCCATAATCAGGTTTACCGCATTGACTCCGATTGGGATCATCCCCTTTGGGCGGGCCGTTTACCGGCGCATGAAAAAAGCCCGCACGCTGGCGGGCCGGAAGACGGGAGTGCGGTAAGCGGGTCAGTAGACGCCGACGTTCTGCAGCAGGGCGACAGTCACCGCCGAGACGGTCCCGAACGTCACCTCGATGAGGTTCCCGGGCTGCACGTCCTCGTCACCGGGGAACGGCCCGATCACGTTGATCGCAGACGAGACCAGCGCCGGGGTGAGGGACGTCACCGGCTCGCCCTCGACCGTGGTCCCGATCGCGATGGAGCACGTCGAGGCGCCCGACGTGACGTTCGCGTACAGCACTTCCTTGCCGGTGTTCACGAACGAGACGCCCGTGTAGCCGGTGAGCACCCCGGCAGCCAGCAGGCTGGTGAGGTTCAGCGGCGCGCTCGCCCCCGTCTTCGGGAGCTGTGTCGCGGTGAGGGACAGCAGTGCCATCGGTCAGGCTCCTTCGGTGGTCTTGCCGGACGGCTTCGCCGCGGCGGTCTTCGGGGGCGCGGCGGGGTTCTCGTCCTCGATGAGGAGTCCCTGGCTGCGCAGGCCCGGCAGCTCGTGGTCCTCCACCTCGATCGGGTCGGCGAACATGGTGACCCGGACCTTCTGCTTGGCCATGGATGCTCCGTTCAGGGCAGGACGTCGCCGGGGGTCCGCCACACGACCTGCATGTCGCACAGGTAATGGGCGTAGTCGGCGGCGTCGGCGTAGTCGCGGCGCGGCTCGGTCAGGAAGTACGCGCTGTCCACGACGGCGGACGGGTAGGCGACGCCGTTCGCGGTCAGGGTGAGCAGCCGGTTGAAGCCGGTGCGCTGCAGGGTGGCGTAGCGGATCGTCTCGATCAGCACGTTCGCCATGCCCCACGGGGGCTTGTTACTGCCGGGCACGGCCGCCCACGCGTCGACCTGGAGGACGGGTTTCTTCACCGGCAGGTACGGGTCAGGGCTGCCGCCGACGACGGAGATCGTCACGAACCCGGTCTGGATCCACGGGGCAGGCTTGCCGGCAGGTGTCACGTCGGGGGGGAGGGTCGTGGCGACCATCTGCGGCGAGAGACCGTCAATTGAGGCGATCCACGCGGCCACGACCAGTTCTGAGGTCGCCAGGAGGGGGAGCGCGGGGGCGGTCATGGATCGCCTCCCTGGCTAAGGTGAGCGCGGTCTACGATGGCCCGGTGGAACGCAGAACATGGACAGTGACGGACAAGGCGGCGTGGGGTCCGGGGCCGTGGCGGGATGAGCCCGACAAGGAGCAGTTCACCGACGAGGCCACCGGCCTGCCGTGCCTGATCGTGCGGAACTCAGCTGGCGCCCTGTGCGGTTACGTGGGCGTCGGCGAGGGTCACCCCTGGTTCGGGAAGGACCCCGGCGACCTGGAGACCCGCACTGCCTTCGAGGTCGACTACGCGGATCTCTGCCAGGAAGGCCCGGAGGCGGAGACGATCTGCCATGTCCCCGCGCCCGGCGAGCCTGACCGGGTCTGGTGGCTGGGGTTTCACTGCAGTCACGCATGGGACATCTCGCCCGGCATCGAGGCCCGCGAAGAATCCCTGCACGGCTGGGAGCCGGTCAGGCTCGCCGGCGCGTCGTACAAGACTGCCGCCTGCGTCAAGGTCCTGTGTGCGGTACTGGCGGCAGATGCGGTCGCGGCAGCGCGCTCTAGTCGCCGCGCTCTTGATAGAGCGCAGGGCGCAGGAAACTGTGCGGGGGGACCGATTCGGGGCCTGTGACACGAGTTGACGGGTGAAACACCCTATGTCCCATTTCTACAAAAAGGGCATACGTGCGGCCTTCGTCCTCGACGTGGTGCACGGCCCGCGTCGTCAGCGACCCGGCGTTCCGTCCCGGGTCCGGGTGCGTGAGCGATGCCGTCCGCTCACTGAGCCGTCCCGGCCTGCGGGAGACGTACAGGTTCCCGTCGCTGTCCTCGCCGCCGCCGGACGCCGACACGATGATGTCCTCGTCCTCCATGTGATGCTCGATGGAGGCCTTGAGAGCGCCGGTACGCACCGGGCAGTAGCGGCGCGCATCGTCGGCGATGTCCGGGCCGAGGCGCTCGTCGCCGAACGTCTCCCACGCGACCATGACCTGCTCGCGCCATCCGGGGTCGATCTCGACACGCGCCATAGGGCACCTCCCGCGCAGTACGGTCAGAGCATGGACCTGAACCGCGCGACCGGGTACCCGCCGGAGGATCACCAGGCGATCACCGAAGGCTGCACCTGCCCCGGGCGGTTCCGGCACCGGCACGACATGTGCTGCGAATGGGTGCTGCGCGGCGCAGGGCTGCTGGCCGCCGAGAGCACGCCCGGGCAGGTAACCGGCGGCCAGTGAAGATAAACCTGACCGTTGAGGAAGCAGACCGTCTCGCGCAAGAGCGGCGAGTCGGGATGTGCAAGGTGTACGAGGCGATCCTGACCATGGGGACCGCGCAGCGGGTGATCGTCCGCCATACGCTCGGCGAGCTTGCTATCCGGCTCGATTACGTCACCAAGGAGAAACAGCAGTGATCAGCAAAGCACGGGCGGCCATGGGGCTGGGGCTGGCCGCCGCGGCCATGAGCGTGGCCGGGTGCGCGTCCGCTCATGCCGCTACCCCGGTCCCCTCGGCGGCGGGTGCCTCCGATGTGCCCGCCGGGTGGACGACAGTCAGCACCCCGGACGCGAACGCGCTGGCGTTCCGCTGCGCGCTGTCTGGCGGCATCCTGTCGGTCACGGTATGGAACATCTCGGCGGTCCAGGAGCAAGCCTGGCATCTCGTCGTGCCGATGTTCGACGGCGGCCAGCAGATCGGCACGCTCGATGACGGCGACTACGACATCGGCGACAACGAAGTGCAGCCCCAGCAGAAGATGACGTTCACGGAGCAGGTCACCGGGCCCGCCACGTCATGCCAGGTCACCGGGAATGACTGACCCGGCGGTGAAATGGAGCGGGATGCTGAGAAGCAGGCTGGTCCTGGTGGCCATGTGGGCCGGGGTGGCGATCATCGTCGCCATCATCATGTACGTGAACTCCAGGCGGAGTTGCGGGCCGAACGGCTTGCGGCGATCGAGTCCGCGCGACGGGCCTAGGAGACTGCCGGGAGGTCACCTTCGGCACCGACGGCCAGCATGCGCACGGGCAGCGTGACGGTGACCGTCACCATTTCCCTCTGCGGATGAAAGTCCAGCTCGTGCAGCTTGATGCCGCCCTGGGTGAGCACCGAGACGCCGTTGATCCGCACGTCGTCCGGGACGATGATCGTCGACGCCATGCTGTCATCGCTGGTGGTCCGCCCGCGCTCGATGATCTCCATGGTCACCGCGAGCGGGGGCTTAGCGCCGAACGCCTCGCGGCGTGCCCGCTGGAGCGACAGGATCAGCCGGTCCAGTTCGTGCGCCGAGAACTCCGGCTGGCCCGCGCCAGCCTGGCAGCAGCCATCGGACCAGGCGACCTCGAAGTCCGCGCCGTCCTCGTCACGGCTCTTGAAGACCTCGCGGGGCATAAGTCTCCGATCTCTACGGGCTCATCCGCGCTGGTGACGCCGGGCGGTTACGTGTCCCCGGCGACAGCGACGCCGGACCTGAGCCGCAGCGTGAGGATGGTGCGCGGCGGGTAGTACCCGAGACCCGGCTCCTGCTGCAGGTCCTCGATCATGTAGGCCCATCCCGTGGCGGGATCAACGATCGTGTCCGTCTCCTCGACGCCGGCCCATCCGGGCATGATGCACTTGATCGCCCGGATGACGGACAGCCGCTGGGTGGCCGCGTCGAACGCGGTCTGCGACGTCTCGGCGATGGCCGCCGGGACCCCCGTCAGGTACGGCGTGCCCACGTCAGACTCGTCGCCGTAGGCGTTCGCCGTGGTGCCGCGGAGAACGGTCACCCTGCGGTTCATGAACCGCAGCACCGAGGACGACCCGGCGCCGGAACCGGGGCTTCCGCCGCCGGGTGACGGCGGCCGCGCCCTGGCCATCACATAATCCGTTTGAACGGATCGAGTGCCATCTCGCTCTCGGTCGCCAGCGACCCGAGGCCGCCGGGGAGCATCCCGGATGAGGACTGGGCGGCGATCGCCGTGATCGCCTCCAGTGCCATCACCGCCGCCGTCAGGGCCGCGGCGTGGAGGGCGGCGAGCGGGATCGCCGTGAACACCGCGCCGGGGCCGTGGGCGTACTCCAGCGGCGACGCGAGGGTGAGCGTCCCCGGTCCCGCCTGCACCGTGCCGCCGGCACCGGGAAGCTGCACCGGAGCGGTCGCCGCCGCTGCGGTGACCGACGCGCATTCGGTCGCCGGGCCGTCGAGAATGAACCCGGCCCATCCGTCCCACCCGGTCACGTCGTCGACCGGCACGGACTCCGCGCCCGCGTCGACCTGCCCTGTGACGCCGGCATGCGGGTAGCCCGAGGTGGCCGACAGGGAGACGAGCAGGCCGCCCCTGCCGTAGTCCCGGTTGATGTAGCGGGGCGCGATGTCGACCGCGCTGCCGCCGGACGGCCCGTACACCGGGTTGCCTGAGGCTGGCTGGAGGACCGGCGTGCGGATCCGGCACTGGTTCGCGGGGACCGGCGTCCACTGCGGCGGGAATGCTCTTGCCTGCGACACCTGGACCGCGTTGACCGCGATCACCGGCCACTGGCGGGTGATCAGCGTGGCGATCCCCGTGTTCCGGTCGACTGCGACGCGGGGCATTCCCGGCCCGGGGTTCTGCTCGGTGACCGCTACTGCACGCAGGGGCTGCCCGAGGTAGCCGTCGACCAGGGACGTGGCTGTCTGGCAGGTGATGGCGAGCTGCGCGTGCCGCGTTACCGCGTCGGCGGTCAGGGCCGGGACCACATCCCAGGCCAGTCCGGCGGGGTGATTAAGGAGGATCTGCGGCGTTATGTAACTCGTTGCCATGCTGCCCCCCGCCGCCTATGCTCGTGATCGCGGGAGGCCGGGGGCCGTACAGGAATCAGGCACCGTGCGGGCCGGTAGGCGCCTAGGTCGCCGGGCGCCCGGAGATCGGAGTTTGCGGGTTCGAGTCCCGCGCGGCCTCCCGCGCCTAGCATTGGCCCCATGAGCGAACCACTCGCGCAACGCCAGTATCCGTACGGAGTCCGGATCCTCTCGTACTGCCCGCTGTCGGCATGCTCGTGGCAGCACGAGGACGGCCCGCTGCCGGAAGGGTCCGGGGCGAGCGTCGACGAGGCGGTCACGAGCATCCTGACGGAGCACTTCGCCGCCCTTGAAGAGATCGTTCAGGCTCACCTGGAAACCCACTCGCTGCTGGAATGGGTGCAAGAGGTGATGCGCCTTCGCGAGCACGCAGCAGGAGCCGTAACCGTCAGCCGGGACGACCTCGCGGCTGTCTACGGTTACGCACGGCATTTCGACGTCGGCAGCGACACGTCGATGCTGCGGATCCGGTTCGCGCTGGGACTCCCCGGCCCAGGGATGATGGAGCGCATGTGCGAGACCGCTGAGTCATACACCTGCGCCAGCTGCGGAGGCGCGTTCACCAAGGGCCGGAGCGATGAGGAGGCGATGGCCGAGGCCAGGTCACTGCTGCCGGCCGATCAGCTCAGCGACCCGGGCGCACTCGCCGTCATATGCGATCCCTGCTGGCTGGGGATCATGGGACGCATGCAGATCGAAGCCCCGGAGATGCTCGCGCCCGGTGCCGCGCTGGTGCCCGGCGCGTGCTACCGGACCAGCGGCGGCCTCCCTGTTCACGTCACGAGCGCCTGCCGGTGCCCGCGGTGAGCGAGACCGGCATCCATGCCTGCGACCTTGAGCCGCCGCTGAGGCCCGGCGAGACGGGATACCCCCTCATCGCGCGCTTCACGCCGCTGAGCAAGCCCGGCACCGCATCGCCGCGGCCGCGCTACGTGCCCGGCCCGCTGCCCGCAGGCATGGCGCGGGTCGTGCTGAACGAGGACTACTACACGGGCCCCGGCTTCACCGACTACCATGCCGGGTCATCCGAGAGCCCCTGCCGCGTGTTCGACATCCCGCAGGAGCAGCGCGACCGGTGGCAGGCTGCCAGCGATGCTTACTACGCGATGCAGGAGGAGATCGAGGCGCTCACCGAGGACCGGTCCCGCAATCCCCTCCCGGTGCCGTCGCCAGGGCTGCCGCCGGTCTAGCCGCTGTCGCCTGCCAGCCACGCGCCCGGGTCGGTGCACAGAACCAGCGTCACCTTTTCCGGCATCACCCCGGAGCGTTCCGGCCAGCTCCTGATGAACTCGCCGATCGCGGCCAGGTGCGAGTCGTCGGCGGCGGCAGCCCACGGGCCGTAGGTCTCCCCGCCGGGGCTCCCCGTCATCCCGCTCAACCTGGACGACGAGGAACCGCGCGCCCACCCGTCACCGCCCGAACAGGCTGAACGACACGCCGCTGAACACCGGGGACGTCCCCGTCAGCACCCACCGGATCCGCCCGTTGTAAGTCAGGCTGTAGCCGTCGGAGATGTTGCCGTACACGGTGCCGGGGAAACCCAGCGTCGCACCCGAGATCGCGGTCGCGTTGCTGACCAGGCACCAGTTCCCGTACGCATCCTCGACATCGAAGAACACCGCCAGCTCCGGCGTCGTGCCCGACACGGCGGCGACGCCGACGACCAGCAGCCCGTTGGACACCGACGACACGTCGATCACGCCGCCGCCGGCCTGGCTGACCTGGTTCGTGATGTCCGCTGTCACCGTGTCGGAGCTGGCGGCAAGAGTCAGCTCGCAGGCACGGAACAGTTCCTGCGTGGCGGTGAAACCCGGCTCGGGAACACCGGCGCGGGCAGGGGGCATCGGTCCTCCTTGAAAACGGGGGCGTCCGCTAGCAGCCGATAGCCGTCTGCGTGGCGATCGCCGTGGTCGTCCCGGCCCACTTCACGTACCAGCCGGCCGGGAGGCGGAAGCTGATCAGCTGCCCTGCGGTCACGGACGAGCTGGGCAGGATCGTGTTCGCCGGCGTCGACGTGGGACCGATCGCGACCGTAGTCGCCGTCCCCGAGGTGGTGACGGCCAGGTAAACCATGTAATCCCGGGTCGTATCGCTGAGCTGCGCTGCGGTGCCGGCCGCGAAGGCGGGAGCAAGGACCGGCGCGGACCCGGCGGTGCTGGTGCCCGCGTTGAGGGACTGCACGCCGTTCAGCGTCTCGGGGTTGCCGGAGGACTCCGCCTGAAGGGGGCCGTTGTTGCCGCCGCCTACGATTGCCGTGGGCATGATTGAACCTCCATGAGGTCAGCGCGGGCAAGCCCGCGCGGAGAGGGGAAACGGGGGCTAGCCGGCCTTGGGGGCCGGGGTCTTGCGCTTCGCGGCGGACCTCCCGGTGTCCCCGGCGTCATCTGAGGGGCCGCCCTCCGGGGCCTCCGCCGGCTGCTCCGGGGCTGCGGGGACGCTGGCGGCAGGCGAGCCGCCCTGGGCGAGCTGCATGGCGGCGAGCTGCGTCATGACCTCAGTGAGCTGCCGGGTCAGGGCCGCGTTGGTCTCCATGACCTCCAGCATCGACGCCGGGTCACGGCGGCGGGCCATCTCCATGCCGTGCAGCCGGCCGGCCCGCTCCTCCTCGGTCTCCCACAGCTTGCGTCCCTTGACGCCGGTGGTGGCCAGCACGTCCGACACGTCGTCAGGGAAGGCGAACGAGCCGTCGTCCGGGTCGGCCTCGAAGTGGCCGTACCCGGGATCCTCGTGGGCGATCGCGCCGATCAGTGAGTACAGGCGCATGGGCAATGGCTCCTTCGGGCATGGCGGAGGCCCGGGAGAATCAGCCTCCCGGGCCTTGATGGCGGGTCTTGGTCTTATGCCGCAGGATCGCGGCGGTACTTCCGCAGCCTCAGGTTCTCGCACCAGCCGCGCGCGAAGACCGGCTTGCGGCATGGCATGCCGTCCTCGATCATCGGGCACGGGTCGCCCTTACGGGCCAGGGTTCCTTCTGTAGCGTGGTCCACGCCTGTCTCTCCCGGTTAGGTCGGGGGTTTCGGGCTACGCCCGGTCAGCGGTGACACACTGGCCGGGCCGCTCCCATTCCTACCGAGATCCCACCGTAGTGAGTGGCATGGCATGTGGCGATTCACGTTTTCCCAGTTAGGCAACGCAGCTGAGCGTTGCCATGGCAACAGGGGCGCGATTGCAGAACGCGCTGACACTGCGAATTTCGAACTCGCGGCGCGGGCCGCCGCCCTTGACGCCCGCGACCCTCGAGATCCCGTAGTCGAACTGGGCGGTGTCGCGGAGGCAGCGCTGGGCGATGACGTTCTCGATTTCGGCCTGCGGGAACGGCACCCGGTCGGTGCGGCCGATGATGGTGCCCGGCGGCAGGCTGACGTGGACCTCGATCGGGACGGTGACGTTGGCGGAGGTGTTGATGATCTCCCCGACCCTGCCGCCGGCGGTGACCGAGATACGGCCTGCGGCGTCAGTGTTCAAGAAGGTGGTCGCCGACCCTGAGCCGACGATCAGGTTGGCGATTTCCTGTGCCTGCGCGGCGTTCATCATCAGTGCCGTCGGGGAGCACTTCACGCTGTTCCACAAGGTCAGGAAGATGTACTCGGCGATCTCGTTGACACTGCCGCCGGTGAGGGTGAGCGCGGCGCCGTTGAGCGAGGTCCACACCGACGGGTTGGGGGTGGCGGTGCCGGGCTGCGCCCACTGGCCGGTGGCCGTGTAGTCGCCGCTGAGGCTGGCGAGGAACCCGTCGTAGTCCTTCGGGTTGCCGGAGCCGTTGTCGGCTGCCGCATTGTAGGTCGGGGTCCCGGCGGCGCCCTGCCACATCGTGGACAGGTCGGCGAGGCCCGGGAGCGCCTGTGCCTGGGTGATGACCTTGGTCATGGTGACCGTGTTGGTGGTCGTCGACGTGTAGTAGTACCAGGTCGTGCCGTTGCTGGACTGGAACCAGTCGTACAGGACGGCGCCGCGGATAGCGGCGGCGGAGGCGGTGAGGGAGTTGGCCGCCCCGGACCCGAACGTGGTGCTGTTGCTGTTGCCCTGGCTGTTGCCGGAGCCGTAGTAGTAGCCGCTGCCGGTCCTGGCCGCGACGCCGACGTACACCTGGACGGCGCCGATGGAGCCGCCGGAGCCGACCTGGGTGATCGACGGTGCCGCGGCGGCGGCGAGAGGGAAGGACTGCGCGCCGAGCTGCTTGCGGTCGTCCCCGATGAGGCACTGGTTCAGGGTCTGGAAAGTCGCCAGCGCGTAGGGGTCGGTGTACCCGCGGGCGAAGTCCACGGAGTCCTGCGTGACGTTCCCGGAGTAGCCGGTCGGCATGTACTTCGCCTGGAAGTCCTGCTCTTGGAACGTCGCCTCGTTCGCCGCGTAGTCGACGCCCATGGCGGGGTCGAGCTGGCTGGAGTTGACGTTCATCAAGCTACGCCAGACCGCGAACGGGTTGCCGTCTTCCGGTGTCTCCCGGGCGACCAGGTCGCGGAACGGGGTGACGACGGGGACGAGCGAGACCAGCGACGACAGGTCGTAGCCGTAGAAGCCGGACGACGCGTAGATCCCGGCCGCCGCGGCGGCCTTGGCGATCCTGTCGGCGCCCTCCAGGGTTTCCTGGGTGATTTCCTGCATTCCTGCGGTCATCGGTGCCTCCTTCCGGGGGCATGCGAAAGCCCCCGCGGCGCGCTGGCCGTGAGGGCTCGGCTGATGCTGTTCGGGGGGGTGCCGGGCCGTCGGCGGCCCGGGCTGCTAGAGCTTGCGGGGGCCTGCGGCGTGGACCGCGGCGAGCGCCGCGGCCGCATCGCCCTGCATGCTCTTGGCGATCTGGTCCTGCCGGCGCGCGTCGGGGGCCTCGTACAGTTCCCGCTTGCGGGCCAGGGCCTTGGCCACGTCGACCTGCGAGGCGCCGCCGTGGTCCTGGCCGCGGAACTGAGGCGCGGGCGGCGGCGCTGCATCCCGGGGCGGTGTCGCGCCGTTGCTGAACACGCCGGGGACCGCGGGCTGCTCTTCCACGTTGGCGACGCGGGCCTTGAGGACTTCTATTTCCCTGGCCTGTGCGTCGCTGCCTGCGGTGACCGCCTTGGTGACGGCCTCCAGGTACTGCGCCTGCTGGGCGGCGAACGCGGCCTGCGCGTCGGCGATGCCCTTCAGGATGTTCTCCATCGTTGCCTCCTCAGGGCTGCGTGCCGACTTGCCGACGGCACTGGCGGGGGTTCCCGCGTCGGCGGACGGCTGCGGCTCCATGTCGTCGGGGTCCGCGGCCTGGGCTGCGGGATCGGGGGCGTCCTGCGTGTCCCCGGGGTCCGGTGCGCCGGCCCCGGCGACCGGCTGGATGGCGCTCGCGGGCACCACGCCGATGAGGTCGCCGTCCTGATCGAACACGGCGGTCAGCGTGTCGCCGGAGCTGCCGCCGTCAGCCTTGGCGATGCTGGTGCGGATAACGTCCTGGCTGGTGATGCACTGGCGGCCGGCCCGGTCGTAGACCACGACCTGGAGCGCCGACTTGACGACCGTCCGGCCCGCGGCGTCACCGGGGAGCGCGGCCTGCGGGCCGTCGCCGGGGAGTGCCGCGTCAGGGCCCGTGGCTCGCGGCTGCCCCGTCCCGGTCGTCCCGCCCGCATTGACGGGGCCGGTGTTACGGGCCTGCTCTTCCGGCGCCGCGGCTGCGGCGCCTTCCTTCGCCACCGGCGCCGCCGGGGCCTCTCCTGCGGTCTTGGCTGCGGGCATCCCCGCCTCCTTCTGGGACTTGGCAACTGGGGCATCAGGCAGTGAGGCGAGAACTTTCTGCAGGGAGTCGACGGCACCGCGGATCGCGGCCTCGTTCGGCGCGGACAGGACACGGCCGGCCTTCTTGACTGCGGCGAACGTCTCGATGACCTTCAGGTCGGCGGGCCGCACGAACCCGGCGGCCTTGGCGATGCCCTCCATCTCCATCGCCCCGCAGTCAGCCTCGGACTGCTCGCCGACGGCGTACGGGGCCAGGACGCTGATGGCGTAGTCGAGGGCGCAGCCCACGTCCTGCAGGTCCCAGGCGTTCTCCTGGTCGTCGGGGTCCGCGCTGGCCGCCTCGAGCATTTCCCGCTCGGCGAGGAGCCCGATCGCGTACCCGGCCCTGGCCAGGATCGCGGTCCACTTGCAGGCGGTTGCGGCGTCGATGGCCTCCCATGCGGGGGAGCCGGGGTCGGTGGGGTCGCCGGGAACGTCCGGGTCATCCGGCGCGGCGAGCGGCACCGTCGGGTCCAGGCCGTCGATGCCGTCATCTAGCGGGGCGGCGTCGCCTGCGGCGTCCATCAGGTCCTTCGCGACGGCAGTCACGGGCGGCTCCTCTTCCTTGCTCACGGGCTGCTTGAGGCTGCCGTCGGCGTTCCAGTTACCCGGGATCTCGGAGGACTTGCCGAGGGCCTTCGCGCGCTTGATGACATGCCGCCTGATGGCGTCGTGGTCGGCACCGCCGCGACCGACCGCCTTGATAGCGTGATCAAGGTCGGCTTCATCCTTGACCGGGTAGGAGCCGTCATCCATGGCCTCGCCGGAGGCCGCCATCTTCCGCTTGTCGCCGGCGGAGTACTTGGCCTTCACGATCTGCTCGTACTCGGCGACCGCCTTGGCCACGTCGGCGCGGTGCTGCTCCGCGAGCTCGCCGGTGTCCGGGACGGCCTTCACGTAGGCGGTTGCGAGCCGGAAGCCGTCTGCGCCGCCGGCGCCCTCCCGGTCCCTCGCAGCGATCGCGGCCTTGTGGATGAACGAGGCGATGTCTCCCGGGGAGCCGGTCAGGGTGAGGCCGTTCGGGGTGACGAACCGCTCCCGCTCCCTGGTGGCAGTCGAGTCAGGCACGTAGCCTCCCGTGGTGGTGTCTTGAGGTCCGGACTTGCCGATGAGGCTGCGCACGAACTCCGGCTCCAGCAGGCCGACGGAAGCGTCCTGCTTGGCGATGAGGAATCTCATGCCGTTCGCTGCTTTCCCGACGAGGTCCACGCGGTCGGGGTGGAAGTCGACAAGCTCGGTGAAGTCGTCCTCGTCAGGCGCGATCGTCACGCCGCCTCCCTCGTGATCACGGTGAGCGGGATGAGCGGGCGGCTTCCCTCGGGGCGCTCCGCGCGGGGGACATCGGCGAGATAGGAGCAGTGCGAGGGCAGGCTGGCTGCCCGTTCTGCGCATGGGGCGCCGCTATACCACGGGTAGTTACGGCAGACGGGCGGCCGGGAGTCGTGCGCGCCGCACAATCCGGTCGCCGGGTCGAAGGCGTCACACTTGCATCCGCTGTCGCCGTCCGGGGTCCAGTGCGCGGCGATGAAGTCGGCGTCCTGCCGCCATGGGCCGGAAGGGTCGGTGCGCCCGATCGCTTTGTCCCGCTCGGCCGCGTCCCAGCCGTGGTCCAGCCACCATGCCCAGCCGTCGTCCGTGCGCGGGTCGGGGATGCCGGCGGCTTTCATTGCCGCGCCGGACCATGCCGAGACTGTCTCGTGCTCGGCGGCAGTGAACGGCACCGGGTCGCAGCAAGAGGCGCAGCGAGCGCAGCCGGCGGTCACGCCGCCGTCCTGAACTTGCGCCGCCGCGCCACGCCCTGCGGTGACCAGCCTGTTACGAGCCCGCGCTGGTGCATGTCCCACGCCTTCGGGCTGAGGATGGCACCCAGGAGCCAGTCGCCGGGCTTGGCGACGATCCCGTCACCGAGATCCCAGTCCGGGCCGCGGTAGATGTAGGACTCGACCACGGTCGCGAGGCCGTCCTCGTCGGTGCCGTCGAGATGGAACGCCCCGACGCGCGGGCCGTTGGCCAGGAATTCCCATGCGGCTTTTTCGAGCTCGGCGGCGGTGAAGAAGTCCCGGGCGCCGTCCTGCCCCTTGGCGATGCGAGCATCCCGGCCGGCCTGGTAGGCGATCCCGAGGACGTACCGCTGCGGTTCAGCGGCCTTGCAGACCATCCGTGCCGAGTCGGGGACGGGCACGCCGGGTGCCGCCTCGGTGTGGATGTCCTCGCCGAGAGCGCACCCGCACACGCAGTTCCCGGTGCCCGACTGGACGCTCCGGGCGTAGACGTGAGGCTCGGCGTACTCGTTCGGGAACGGGCCGATGGAGCCCTCGCAGCCGGGGATGCCGTCCATGCGGTCACCCCCTGGCAGAATCGGGCGCATGAGCGAAGAAGACGCGCCGGAGGGTTACAAGCTGCTGCTGGTGCCGGCGGAGCGCATCGAGCAGACCGAAGCCATGCGCCGCGACGGCAACGCGTACGTGATCCGCGACAAGCACGGCGTCGCCTGCCTGGGGCCGTTCGAGGTGGTGGGTGAAACGGACTCGGTCGGGCGGATGGTTATGTCCGGACAGGTGTTCGACGGCATCATCGTAAAGCGGGGGCCTGGTGGCCCTGGCAAGCGCCAGCGCCTGACCTGGAACTTTTCTGCCGACCCGCCGCTGTGGACGTGCTCAAGCTGCGGGAGCGGGCTCGTGGGCGGCATCCTGGCGCATCACGACTCATGCACGGAGGTGCGATGAGCGACGAGCTAGTGACCTGGCTGCGCCGCGAGATCGAGGGCCGGCGCGCACTCGCCTTGAACGCGGTCACGGTCGAGGCGGATGTGCATGCCGGGGCGGTCACCGTTCCCGCCGGGCCTCCCGCCGCCTCGTCGGCGTGGCGCGAGCAGTCCAGCGGCGTCCTCGTGACCAGTGAGGGCCGCGAGGATGATGCCTGGTACGGGACGTGGGCGATGGGCGATTCGCGCCTGACGCGGCTCATCGCGGCGAACGACCCGCGTGACACGATCGCCCGGTGCGAGGCAGAGCTTGCGATCCTGGACCTGCACGCCAGCAACGATTACGAGCGTTACCCCGAGTGCGTCCACTGTGCCGTCGAGGCGTTCCCGTGCCGTACAGTCCGCTACCCCGGCTACGGCTACCGGCACCGTCCGGGGTGGCGGGAGGAGTGGAAACCGTGAGCCTCCTGTGGGTCCTCAAGGCCTATGCGGGTATGGGTGCCGCCGCGATCGGATGCATAGCGCTGTGGTGGCTCCTGGCTGCCGTCATGCGATGGTGGGAGTCATGAGCGACGACGAGCCGGTCACCGAGTACAGCCAGAAGGGGCTGTGCGGCACCCGCCTGTTCGAGCCGGGCATCCCGGTCATGCGCCTGGCCGCCTATGAGATCCCGGTCGCCTCGCACGATCTCTGCTACTGCGGTCCCGTGCACGGACCGTCTCCGCTGGCCTGCGCTCTGGAGCCGCATCCCGAGGGGACGTGGCACCGGGACGGGCGAGGGACGTGGTTCCGCTAGCCCGGATGGCGACGGGTCATGACGCCGGCACCGTTGCGCACCGGCAGCCATCGTGAGCAGGTTCCGTAAGGTCACCCGACGGGAACGGGTCGCCCACCCGGACAGGCCCGGCTGCGGCGTTCGCGTCGCAAACGGGACACACTCCGGCGTCCCCCTCCGTGATCCAGGCATGGCGCTCAACCTGCCGGTGCCGGTACCACGCCAGCGCCGCCGCGCCGATCGCGGTCACGATCTGCCCGAGCGCCCCGGCTGCCGCTTTCACGGTGTCGGCCAGTGCGGTAATCAGCGTCTTGCCGGCCGCCGCCGCGGACAGCCCGGCCGCCGCGCCCTCGGCGAGCAGCCGCCCGAGCGTGACCGCGATGCCGTGCGCCATCTGCTGCGCTGCCTGCCCTGCGCCGGCGAGCGCCGCGGCGAGCTGCGGGCCGATGCCGAGGTTCCCGACCGCCGCCGTCGCCTCGGCCGACGCGCCGGGCTTCCACTTCCCGGCCGCCGGCTTGCCGCCGTCCGTCATCACCTGGCCGGAGACCGCGCCGATCAGCCAGCCGTCCGTGATGATGCCGGGCATCAGCGGGGCCAGCGCCGCGGCGAGATCCGGGCCGCTGTTGCCGAGCCACAAGGCTGCGGCGGCGGTCGCGTCGCGTTTCTTCTGGCCCTGCTGCGGCGGGTTCGCCGCGGCGTAGGCGTCCGCGAGGCGGGTCGCCTGCGCTTCGGTGAGCGACGCCGACAGGGCTTGCGTGATCTGGCCGCCCCAGTAGTCAGCGGCGGGGAGGTCTAGAGCCCATCCGGGCCACTCGCTTTTGGGGCCGCATCAGCCGCCTTGGCAACCTTACCGGTCTGCGCCGCAACACTGTCATCAGGTGAAGCGCAGCCGAGAGCGGCCGTCACGGCGCCGATGCCGGCGAGCAGCTCGGGCCGTACCGCCGGGTTGCCGGGGATTGTCGCCGGATCCCACCATGCAATGGATTCGGCCTGGTCGCCATCGGGGTCATCCGGGTCCGGGATCATGGTGCCCGAGCGGACGGGCACCATTGCCTCGCGCTCGATCGTCCACACGATGCCCTGGTAGATACCGGACGTCCACGAGCCGGTCTGCACTCCGGGGGCGCACGCCGTCCCCGTTTCCTCCTGCCACTCCCGCCACGCGGCGGCCAGCGGCGACTCATCGCCTTCGATGTGGCCGCCCGGGAATTCCCAGGTCCCCGCCGCCGGGTCGTCGGCACAGAGTGCCCGCTGGAGCATCAGCACGCGGCCGGTGTCCGCGGCGAGGACCGCCAGGCCGGCGACCGCGACTTCACCGGCGTCCTTGCGGACGGCCAGCCGGCCGGAATCGTTGAGGTTATGAGCGGCGGTCTTGCCGACGGCGGTGAACGGGAAGTCGCGCCACTCGCGCTCGCGGCGGCGCGCCTGCCGGTAGGCGCAGAACACGGCGAGCTCGGACTTGGCGACCCGCTCGCGGTCGCCGTCTTCCTCGCCCTCATCGCCCCGGTCAAGGTCGTAGCCGTACAGGCCGGTCTCCGCCGTGATCCCCGTTGCCGGGGCCGCGCCGTCGCCTTCCTTGGCCACCGGCTTACTGCCGTCGCCGTCGTCCGCGCCTGCCGGCTCGTCCGCCGGCATCGGCTGGGACGGGGGCATCGGGGGCAGTGCGCCCGGCCCGTACTCTTCCACCGCAAGCGGCGTCCCGAGGACAGGCGGGTTGGAGATGACCCCCTCAACGTCGCTGAACGCCGTGTCCGGCAGCACCGCATCGGCGGCGGGGGCGGCGGTCTCCGGGTCGATCTTGCCGGCCAGGGCGAGGAACGAGTTGAGCGGGATCGGGCCGCCGCGTTCGGTAAAGAAGATCCTGCCCACCCTGCGCTGCTCGTCGACGGGGAGGCCGAACCGCATTTCCCTGATCTCGTCCGCGTCCACGACGGCGGACTGAATGTAGATCTGGTCCGACTGCGCCTGCACGAGACGGTCATCCTGGTCTTCGCCGCGGTCCCACTCGAATTTAACCGGCACCCGGATGTCGTCATAAAGGAACTGGCTGAGGATTTCCTCGGTATATTCCATCAGCGGCAGCTCGCCGGCCTTGTGGGCGACGTCTGCCTGGCTTTCCCCGGTGGAGTAATTCGAGGAGTCCGTGAATCCCAGGTCTGTCGGGACGACGTGGTAGCCGGCGCAGGTCTTGCGCATCATGAACAGCGAGAACGCGTCAGTGAAATCCCGCTCGTTAGTCCACGAAATGGAACTCCCGCCGGGCATCCACCTGATCTGGTGTTTCCTCGCCGCGTCTCCGTACATGAAACTGTCCCAGTAGCCCTGGAAAAGCTCAATCTGATCCGGTGTCCACGATTCCGGCGAGCTTGCGAAAGCCTCCGGGATATTTCCTTCCGTGTATCTCTGAAGGAAGTGGATCTGCGTCCGGATGTCCGTGTTGGCATTCAGGATGACAAGCTCGATCGGCGGCTGCCCGTAAATCGAGTCATTGACCGGGCGCATCGGCTCGTAAATGAGGTCGTCGGGTGTCAGCCAGTTCCAGATCAGCCCGTTGACGATCTGGACGTGGCTTGGCGCCGGGGCCCCGGGCTCGTCGCCCCAGTAATCGAGGAGCGGCGCGAGAGTCGTGCCGTCAATTGTTTTCAGGCCGGTGCAGCGGCCGGCCCTGTTCCGGAGGCGGAAGAGCGCCCCGGCGTCGTAGGCGAGGACGTCGTACAGCCAGCGCGCCAGCCAGTTTTTGAAGTGGTGGCGCCCGTCGGGCTTGCGGAGTACCTGCTTGGCCAGCTCGACAGCGCCGGTCACGTCACCGCTGTAGCCGTCGGCGGGGACGAGCCGGTACTTGACGGACCGCAGCGTGTCGATGCGGTGCCAGATGCACATGCCCGCCACGTCATAGGCCCTGATAAGGCCCCGCAGCGTCTCGAAGCTGACCCGCTCGTGGAGCCGCGGGCGGGTCGCCACGTTGACGCTGGCGGGGAAGTCGCGGGTGCGGGGGGTGCGGGAGTACCCGTCGAACGGCGGGAGGGGCGTACCCGGGGCGAACGGCGACCCGGGGGTCATCTGCTGGAGCGCCTCGGACGCCTCGATGCCCGGGGGGACTCCGGTGCCGGACATCTTGGCGACGGCTGCCGAGGGCACGACGACGGGGGCTGCTGCGCCGAGCTGCTGCCGCTGGGCGGCGAGCATCCCGGCGACCTGCTCGGCCGTGTAGGTGACGCCGCCCGGGCCGGTGTAGGCGGAGGGGCGGATCGCGCCGTGCGGCCGGCCTCGGCGCTTGCCCATTCGCGCCTCCCCCGGCTGCGAGAACGGGCGGGTGAGCGATGAGACGTGCCGCCACTGCGGGCGCCGCGGCGCTGAGGCCTTCGCCGGGACTGCCGGCCGGAAGCCCGGCGCGCACCTGTGCCACCCGTCTGATGCGTCCCTGCCGGACTGCTGCCGGCGGGTGACGGTCTGGGCCGAGCCGCTCGGGGCACTCCAGGTGTTCTTCGGCGACGGCCCGAAGCCTGCGGGCACCGGGAAGATCATCAGCGCACGGGAGTACGCGGAGGCGTACCGCCGGTGGCGCCAGTCGCTGCCGCATGACCCGGTGTGGAACCTGATCCCCCGGACCGGGCAGGCGGTCCCGTGGGAGTGCGACTGGCACGGGACGATCGCGACTGTGCTGTGCGCGGAGTGCCGCCGCGAGCATGCCGGGTACCTGGAGCGGGGCATGTGGGCGCCGTCGGTCCCGCCCCCCGCAGAAGGGCTGAATCAGCTACCGGGGGCGGAAGAGTCAAGGCCCGGGGCGGACGGCGGTCAGTCCTCGCTGCCGTAACAGCAGCCGCAGTTCCGGTCGCGGCACCGGGAGCACTGGCCGCGATCGCAGAACGGGCAGATGTATTCCGGTGCGGCGGTGGCGTCGCCGTTCAACGGTTCCTCCATCTACCGGATCGCCCTGAACGCCGCGTCCCTGGCCAGCTTCAGCAGCAGCGCCGGGTCCGCGGTCGCGTGCGCCTCGGCGACATGCCTGCACCGTTTCCCGTGCGTCCCGGCCTGGCAGTCGCACCGTCCGTCGGCGGTCACCGTGTAGTCCCGCTGCCCGTCGCTCGAGCGCACCAGCCATGTGCCTGGCTCCGGTCCGTCCGTCACGGCCGGGCGGCCGGCAGGCTCCCCGGACTGCGCCGGCTGCGGTTCGCCGGCTGCGGTGATGCCCGGCGTACCGGGCGTTTCCTGCGCCTGGGTGCCCTGCGCTTCCCCGGCTTTGCGCTTCGCCCATGCCAGCCATGCGTCTGCCCCGAAGTTGCCCGTCAGCTCAGTCACGGCCCACACCAGTGCGTCGAGGCGGTCTGGACTCGTCCCGTCCTGCGGAGTCCACGTCGTCATCTGGTCTTCGAGCTTGGCCAGCGCGCCGACGTGGTGGATACGGTGCTTCTCGTAGGCGGCTGACACCGGCTCGGCGCGCTGCACCTTGCCCCGCGATGCGGTGATGACCTTCACCGGGACCGCGGAGTCAACCTGGCCGATCGTCGAGGCGACCATCGCGCCGCCGTAGTTGACCTCGGCGATGATCCGGTCCGCCGCGAACTCGCAGAACGCGGCGACCGCCCGCGACGCCCAGCCGTGCGGGGACAGCTTGCACGAGCGGTCCGCCAGGATGTACACGTCGCCGTCGACACCCAGGCCCGCGACGACGATGCCCTGCTCGTCGCTGTGCGGCCCGTCACCGCCGGAGGGGTCCACCGCGACGACGATCCGGCTCATGTCCGGCGGGGCGCCTACCCGGTCGCCGTCGATCATGGCGACGGTCCACAGCGCGCCTTCGACGTCTTCCAGCAGCTCGCCGAGCAGTTCCTGGCGGCCGATGCGGGTGCCCTCGTAGGCGGTGAGGACTTCCTCGCGGAATGACGGGGCCAGGTTCGCCAGGTTGTCGTACGTGGAGCCGCGCGTGACCGCCGTCGACTTGCGGCCCAGGATCGTGCGGATCAGGGCGACGGGTTTGGGTGTCGTCGTCGCCACGCACCGCGGGTCGCTCCCGAGCCGGAGTCCCAGCATGAGGTTGTTCCATGCCGTGTCCAGCACGTCGCCCTTGCGGGCATCGGTCCACGCCGCGGGCTCGTCACACCACGCGTAATGGTGCTGCGGGCCGCGGAGCTGGGAGGGGACCTCGGCTGAGTAGGCGTAGGCCGTGGAGCCGTTCGGCCACGTCAGGCGGCGTTTCGTCGACTGGTAGACGGGCGTGTTCTCGCGGGCGACCGCGAGGATGCCGGACTCGCCTTCGATCATGACGTCGCGGACGTCGGCGGGGGTGCGGCCGACGAGCGCGATGCGGACTCCGGGGCTGGACTGCGCTTTCTCGTTGACCCACTCGGCGGCGCTCCGGGTCTTGCCTGCGCCGCGCCCGGCGATGAAAGCCCAGGTAAGCCACTGGCCGTCCGGCGGGAGCTGCTCGGGCCGGGCGGTGTTCCGCCATTCCGGCAGTACGGGACCGTTCCATCCAGCGGCGGCGGCCTCGAAAGCCATCGCCGTCACGAGGGACCTCCGCCAGCGTTACCGTTCAGTATTCGCGCGGCCCGCGAAAGCGCGGCACCGCGGCTAGTTCGCTGACGCCATCACCGCGGCGCGCCTCAGCTCTTCGGGCACCACGGCCGGCAGCAGCGCCGATTGCTCCCCGGTCAGGTCCAGCCTGGCCAGGATGCGGCGGATGACGTCGTTCAGCAGGGCGCCCTGCGCTTCGGCGAGCTTGACGCGGCGTTCCTCGATGCCCGCAGAGATCGCCGCCTTGGTCACGTCTACCAGGTGCTTGCGTTCCCGGTAGTACAGGTCCAGCCACACGGACGGTTTCGCCGCGTACGTGATGTCGGTGCCGGGGAACTCCGTCGCGGACTTCTCCGACTGCTCCGTGATGCCCCACACGAGGTCGTCCTCTTCGAGGTCGCGGACTTTCTCCCGCAGCCATGCGACGTGGCCGGCGGTGCAGCGGACCTCTTCGAGGAGGGCGTCGGCCGGGGAGATGTCCCGGGGGAGGCCGTAGGTGATGACGGCTTTGCGGGCCAGGGCTTCCATGCCGGCTTTGCGGCCGGAGGGGGCGCATCCGCCGTGGAGTTTGCAGCGTCCCGCGCCGGGGTGGCCGGTGCCCCATCCGGCGGGCCGGGTGCATGTCCCGTCGCGTTTCCTGAGGCGGGCGCCGCAGTACCGGCTGCTGTCGTCTGCCATGGATGCGCCGCCGATCCGCTGCTGTCATGGATGAGGGCGGGCGTCAGGCGGCGGGCGTCGCCTCCCGCTACTGGACGGTCACGTTGAGGACGGTGCCCGCTGTCCCGGAGGAGCCTGAGGTACCGGTACCCCGCGCGCCTATCCGGCCGCTATCCACGTCCAGGTGGGCGCGGCGGAGTAGGTGAGGGTGATGGTCTGCCCGGCGGGGACGAACACCATGCCCGTGGTGATGCCGGTGGCCGTGGATCCGACCGTGATGGCGGTGACGGTGCCCCCGGCGATGTAGGCGAATACGTCGTGGCCGGTGGCGTTCTGCTGCGCGGTGGTGCTGGACGGCACCGAAGGCGTGGACACCGAGGGAGGGAGCAGGGATCCGCTGATGATGTTCCTGCGGGCGGCCGAATGCGTCCCGGCGAGGGTGAGCTGTGCGGACGTGTTGCCGTCCAGCTCGTTGGCCTCGTAGACGTTGTAGTCGCTGTTGCCGGATTCCAGGATTCCGGTCTGCTGTGAGTAGTTGCCGTTGGTGGCGACGTTCGCGCCGGTCCCGGAGGCGTCGTTGCGGCAGGTGTTATTGATGACCCGGCAGTTCGTGCACCCGGTGCTGCTGGAGTTGGCCAGCTTGATGCCGGCGATGCTGTTGGAGTTGCTCGTGTTGGCCTCTACGATGCAGTTCGTGCAGCCGTATAGGGTCAGGCCGGCGTCGCCGGTGCCGCAGCCCCAGATCCGGTTGCCGGTGATGACGCACGAGTCGGCGAGGTTGAGCGCGAGGCCCTGCTGGCTGATCCGGTACAGGTGGTTCTCGGTGATGATCAGCCGGGAGCAGTTCGTGCCGCTGTTCGGCCCCGTGTTGATCCCTGCGGCGTTCCACAGGTCATGGACGGTGTTTCCGGCGATGCGGGAGTCCAGGACGCCGAGGAGCTTGATCCCGCCGACCTCGGCGGCGTTGCTGACGTCGTTGTCCAGCACCTGGATCCTGGTGCTGCCGACCGCGTAGATGGCCGCGCCGGACGAGGTGCCGTAAATGTCGCGGACCGAGTTCTGCGATACGACGGTGCCGTCACCCTGCACGGTGCTGCCGCCGGATTCGGTGGTGCCGGAGCCCATGTAGATGCCGGAGCCACCGACCCGGCTGATCTTGTTGCCGTGGACGAGGTTGCGGACGGCGGCGAGGATGTCCAGGCCGTTTCCGTCCGAGTGCGCCCCGGTACCTCCCGGCTGGGCGTAGGACACGTTCCGGATGGTGTTGCCGATGACCGAGTTGTCCTGCGCGATGCGCGGCCCGATGTAGGTGGTCGTCGCGTTGTGGCTGAACTGGACGTCTTCGGCGATCGTGACGTGCGTGCCGTCGATGATCGAGGCGACCGTGATCGCCTCGGACTGGTACCCGTCATCGAACGAGTACTTCCCGCCGGTCATGAGCGCCGACGTGGCCGAGACGGCGATCGAGGTTCCCGCGACGGTGCCCGCTTCGAGGAACGCCGTCAGGTACGGGTTGCTGCTGCTGCCCGGCAGCCCGAACTTGACGGGGCTGATGATCAGCCGGATCCCGGAACCCCATCCGCCGGTGATCACGTTGCCGTGGACCTGGTTGCCGACGCCGCCCTCGACGGTGATGCCGTGCCCGGCGTCCTCGGCGACCCACCGGTACACGGTGTTCATCACCTGATTGCCGGTGACCGTGCAGTTGTCCGACCCGGTGAGGGAGATGCCCGTCCAGCCGGTCGCGTTCTCCAGGCAGCCCGTGACGGTGATCTGCGTGGAGTTCCAGACGCTGACGCCCTGGTCGTAGCAGTGCGTGCCT